AGTGGTAGGAGTTGAAAACTAATCCACAGTATCTAAAACAATATAGCTTAAATTTTTATTAAAAACAACCTAAGCTATGACTATATTATACGAGGAGTAAAAAAGATGAAAAAGGTATTGCAAATCTGCGTATGCATTATCTTTACATGGTGTTGTCTTAGCTTAGTTGGCGGATTTTCGGACAGCCAGGTGCAAAGGCATACAGTCACTCATGTTGTACAAGAAGGCGAAACCATGTATGGAATCGCTGACAAGTATTTTCTGCTTAACAAAACGAGAATTTGTTTTGACGAGTTTTGGTACAACGTATCCGAAGATAATAAGCACCTGACCGCCAACCGCCGTTATCTCCAGCCTGGAGATATAGTCACTGTTAATTACTACACAGTGAAGAATCAATGATAGCAGGCTAAAAGCTTTAACTGCTATAAGCCTATTATAGCAAGAAAGGAGTTTATACAATGTCTGAAACTCAAACTAACATCTACAAAGTAGCTAGAGAGTACGCAGGGATGAGCCGTGTAAATGCGGCAGAAGGACTTGCAATCTCTGCAAGCTGTTTAAAGGATTATGAGATTGACTGGCGACAATGCCCGGATGCTATTGCACTAGCAATGTCAAAACTCTATCGTACACCGTGGTTACGTGTACAGCACCTGCAAAAGAACGTTGTGTTCTGCGACGTTTTTGGGCTTATCCCTCCGGCTGACGATTTAGCGGTAAATATGTTAAGGGCGCAAAAAGAAGTTGGTGAAGTGGTTGAGTTGTTTCCGCAAATGGTAGCGAAAACAGTACAAAAAAAGCACCTCGGCGACAGTCTTTTAAAAGAATGCCGGGAAGGTGCACAGGCTTTACTTGTATTGATTGGTATTGAAGAAGAGCAAAAAGAAAAGACCCCCCACGCTAATAGAGAGCCTTTAACCTATAAATAAAGTCGAAAGGAAATCGGTTTAAAAAATAGGTCATATATAGTATAGCATACGGAAAAGAGGTTGTCAAACATGGAAAGCAGATTCTACACAGCTAAAGACATTGCCAACCTTTTAGGCGTAGGCGTTGGAAAAGGCTACTCGCTTATAAGGGAATGGAACAAAGAGCTTCAGCTAAAAGGCTATACAACTGCACAAGGCAGAGTAGTTAAAGCCTATGCTGATTTAAAGCTTGGCTTCGGAATTCAAAAGGAGGATGTATATGGTAACTAATGAACAGGTCAACGCTGTGTTAGCTCGCAGCGGACTTAGCATGGAAGGATTTGAAGCTTTTAGAAAAAGGAAGCATGGTGAGCACAAGCAGACGAAAGAGAGCTGGTTGAAAGACTTTAAGACTTGCTCACACTGTACCAGGGATGGCAAATGTAAGTATCAACACTTCGGATACCACCAGGAAAAACAGGCTGTGCGTGAAGGTGATGTGTTAAGCTATAACGTTAACAGCTTGTCGGTAAATATGCAAACATATCCTAAAGTTGGCAGTTATCGCGAATGCTGTCACTGGGATGCTGAAACAACTCTTAAGCTTCACAGCAAACTCGAAGAGCTGGTTAAGGAAGGAAAGGTGATTTAAATGGAAATGAGCGAGAAAATCGACGCTTTGGCTGAAGCTTTAGCAAAGGCTCAGGGCGAAATGAAAAATGCTGTTAAAGGCTGTGACAATCCGTTTTTTAAAAGCAAATATGCGGATTTAGCGGAATGCCTGAACGTAGCACGTGAGCCGCTTAGCAAGAACGGCTTAAGCATATTCCAGGCAAACGAAGGAATTGTAGAAAGCAATAAGCTCGCTGTTACTACAATGATCATGCACAGCAGTGGCCAATTTCTTAAAGTCACTAGCAGTTATCCTATTCAGAAAAATGATGCCCAGGGTTTTGGCAGTACGCTGACATATGCTAGAAGATATAGCCTTGCAGCAGCTCTTGGACTTGCGCAAGAGGACGATGACGGAAATTCAGCTTGTGCACCGGAACCGAAGCAAGATTTTAAAGCCAAAAACACAGAGCAGAAGCCTAAAGCTCAACCGCAAGCTACCGGAAATAAATTTGTTAAGATTACCCCTCAAGGTGACATTGTTGTAACTGTTGCTAATGGTCACGATAAGAACGGCAGACCGCTTGCTGCATACAAAAACATTAAGGACTTGACTATTGAGGAGCTTGAAAAAATGGTTACAATTCCTCAATATGCGCTTGCTCATACAGCTATTAAGACCTTACTTGAAGAAATGGGGCAGACAGCATGAGCAAGAAAAGCATATTACAGAGCGACAAGGAGTGCTTTATGTGTGGCACAACATGTAACCTTGAACGTCATCATGTGATATTCGGAACAGCCGGAAGGAAGATTTCCGACAAGCTTGGTTTAACAATCTGGTTATGTCATGAGCATCATAAAGGCAGGCTCGGACCTCATTTGGACGGGGAAACAGACTTGCGGTTAAGGCGATTTGCTCAAACCTGTTATGAAGATAAACATAGCCGGGACGAGTGGGTAGAGAAAGTAGGTAGAAATTATCTATGAGAAAGAAAGCACTCATGAAGTATGTAAGGTTACTTAGACGGCAGCCATTATGGAAGAAGTTATTGTAGGAGGGCGACATGGAGAGCTGGTTCAAGGTTAGCGCTGATGTTTTCGACAGCGAAAAAATTAAGATACTTCGTGCTGATACGAAGATTGGTGATAGCCTGGCATTAATGTGGTTCTTCCTGTTAGCTTTAGCTCGCAAAAAAAATGATGGTGGTTATGTATATGCTACCGAAGGTGTAGCGTATACACCTAAAACCTTAGCTGCTGTTGGTGGGTTTAAACCTAAAATTGCAGAAACAGCTTTAGAAGTATTTCAGCAGTATAACATGATAGATATAGAGGAAAACGGCTATATCTATATTGTAGGCTGGAGTGAGTATCAGAATGCTGAAGAACTTTCAAAGCTTAAGGAGCGTGAACGCTGCAAGGAAGCAATGAGAGCTAAAAGACAGCGTGAGAAGCAATCCAAAACTTGTAACAATGATGTAACAAACGTAGATGTTACGGAATGTTACGAAGATGTTACGTGTAACAAAAGCGTAACAAGTCAAGATGTTACACGTAACAACGATGTAACAAACACAGATGTTACGGATAAGAATAAGAGTAAGAATAAGAAAGAGAATAAGAGTAAGAGTAACAACAATAACTTTAGTAGTGGTTGTTACGATAAAAATGCTGCCGTTACGTGTAACAGTTACGAAAATGTTACGAGCGATAATAATCCTGTTGGCTTTTGGAATCAAAATGTTACGCCGATAACGCCATATATTGCAGAGCGGTTACAGGCTATTGTTAAGGAGCACGGCGAGTTAATAGCTATGCAAGCGGTTACGATAACAGCGCAGCAAGGCAAGAAGTCAATAGCCTATTGTGAGGGAGTTGCAAGAAACCTTGCGAGCGGTGACAATCAAAGGCCAAAGAAACCGCCGGATGATTTTAAACCGCCGGATGACCAAACAGACCTGGACAAATATTTTTAGTGAGGTGATAGCATGAATGCGAATGATGTTCAGAATTCAATTACGCTTGCTGTAAATCACATTGCTAAAAATGCTTCACAGCTTAATAAGCAAAACGAAAATGATTATTACGAAAACGGATTGCTTATGTGTGGTAAATGCCATACGCCGAAGCAATGCAGAGGTTTCTTGTTTGGTGTTGAACGAACTGTAACTTGTATCTGCAAGTGCAGAGCGGAAGAGCTTCAGGCAGAGCGTGAACGTAAGGAACATGAAAAGCGACTTGCTAGGGTACAAGAGCTTAGAAAAGCTGGCTTCCCGGAGCGTGAGCTTCAGGCACAGACTTTCAGCCATGATGACGGCGCAGATGAGCGGACGATGCGAGCAATGAAGAATTTCGTTGAGCACTACGATGATTTTCGCAGGATGCATAAAGGATTGCTGCTTTATGGAAATTCCGGAAGCGGAAAGACGTTCGCTGCTGCGTGTGTTGTCAATGCGCTAATTGATAAAGGTGTAGCTTGCTTAATGACTAATTTTGGCAGAGTGTTCAATACATTGTGGGGCACTGAACAAAAGCAAGCATATCTTGACGGATTTAATCAATTTGAGTTGTTAGTGCTTGACGATTTAGGAGCAGAACGGCGCACGGAGTTTGCTCAGGAGCTGGTGTTCCAGATCATCGACAGCCGTTGCCGGAGCGGATTGCCTACAATCATCACGACAAATTTGCCGATTGAAGCAATTAAAAAGCCGCAGACGATAACGGAAACAAGAATCTATGACCGCATTTTGCAGATGTGCCACCCGGTAGAGGTTACACACGCAAGCAGACGCAGGAAGAAGGTTGCAGAAGGCTTTGCTGCTACCAACAAATTATTAGGATTATAGGAGGGAATTATGGACGCTAAAGAGCTTACGAGAATCACTGAAAGTGCAAATCGTGATAAAGATAAAAGATATTTTACGACAATAGTAAATTTCTATATCAACATGTATCATGACAGCGGTGAGGTTTTTTACCTGCATAAAGCTATCGCCGAAATCAAAGCAAAAATCAAAAAAGAAGGCGGCGAAATTTTCTGCCAGGACAATCCGTTAAAGAGAAAGGAACAAAAAGCATGAACAAAATCATTTTATTAGGCAGACTGACAAAAGACCCGGAGGTAAGATACACTTCTACAAGCAAGGTTGTTGCTCAGTTCACGCTTGCTGTGGACAGACCTTATTCAAAAGACAAACAGCGTGAAGCGGACTTTATTCCTGTGGTTATCTGGGGCAAACAGGCTGAAACCTGTGGCAACTATCTTAGCAAAGGACAGCGTGTATTGGTTGAAGGCAGACTGCAAATTCGCAGCTATGACGCTAAAGACGGTCAAAAGAAATATGTAACAGAGGTTATTGCGGAGCACTTTGAATTCATTGAGCGTAGAGAGCAAGGCAACGAATCTCAGCAGACACCGGGAGAAGAAAGCCAGGACTTCCAAGGTTTTGGCAGCACAGTGCCATTCGATGAAACAATTCCGTTTTAAGCGAGGTGTAGCATGAAAATTAAAGACGAAGTTAACCGCTTGCGTAAGCTGGCGTTCACTGAAATCGAATTAAAGAAAGATGACTTCAAAAAGATTTGCAGTGAATATTGCTTTTTGTACAAAACGATATATCACCAGACCTACAATCCTAGCATGAAGCTGATTAGCACGTGGGGAAGAAGCAAAGTGTATGTTGATAAACTTGAATATATTGATGTGCTTCAGGACTTAGCTTATTTGCGTTACGCTTTCAGCAGAATGAAATTTAAGGGGTACAAGAAACATGAATCAGCTTAAAAGCATCCTTGTGGGCAAGCGTAGCAAGGCAAGCGGTTCATTCTTTGAAAAGATGATTGACGCAGGCTGCCAATATTACGAAGAACGCGGTATTGCAAAGATTGAGAAACAGAGCGAACCGGTACATTATATCCGCCCTTATGGAGCGCATGGACAGTTCATTGCGAATTATGCAAAGAAAAGCGGCGTCGACTACAAGGGGACGCTTAGAGGTGGTTTAGCGGTGTGCTTTGAAGCGAAGCACACCGACGGCGACAAGATGCTGCGAAGCAGACTTGAACCGCACCAGCTTGAATACCTTAAGGTTCATCACTTTTTAGGAGCAAGGTGCTTTATCCTGGTATCGTTTAATCTGACAGATTTTTATAATGTGCCGTTCCTTGTATGGGAAAATATGAAGTCGCTATACGGAAGGCAGTACCTGAAGCGTGACGATCTGGAAGAATACAGAATCAGTAATACAGGCAGAGTGTTAAAATTTCTGGCTGTAACGGAGGAGCAACAGTGAAATATCTACTTGGAACAACAGCAGAAGGCAAGCAGTGCTGCCCTCATTGCAAACAGGAAAAAATAAAGCTTGTCTACTGCGCAAAGATTGTAGACAGAAAAGGTGTTGTAAAATGGGCGTTTAGATGCTCATCGTGCTATGGCACAGTTTGGCTAAAGTAAAGCGAAAGGAAGTCGGTTTAATGCAGAATAAGGATTGGAGCTATCTGCTAGGGCAGAAAATAGGTCTGCTGACTGTGCTTGAAATTTATCCTCCAGGTGTTATCAGCATAAGACCTAAAAAGAAGGTTTCTGTTGCAAGATGTGTTTGCGAATGTGGCACAGAATGTTACAGAGATGTATCTAACCTTGCACGGCGACAAGGAATGAGCTGCGGCGGCAAGGAGTGTAAGCACAAAATCATGAGCCTTGCGCAAATAAGAAGGCAGGAAACTAACAAAAACAAGGTTATAGCTCAGAAGCCTGCCGAGAAATTTTCAAAAGATGAAGAGCCAATAATCACGAAAAAGTTGAAAAATAAATATGTTTGCCCTTTTCCGTTTCCTGGCTGCGTTAGAAGCGAGGTTTGCCACGTATGCTGTTGGGAATGCGATAAGGAATGCAAGCAATGCAGTAACAATCCGCAACTATGTGGAGCAAGGAGATTGAGATGAGAAGTATCAAGGAGATTTTAGCAAACGAAAAGTTTCAAGCCAACAAGAAAAATGATTTTGCTTTTGAAGGCTTGGTGTTAATAGGCTTCCTGCATCTGCCGGGAATCAAAAAGAACTTGCAGTGTGTTGTAGGCGTTGAGCCTGATCAGGACGGCAACCAATGGGAGCACGTGAGCGTGAAATTTTGCGGCACAACGAATAAAACGCCGTCATGGGAGGTTATGTGCCAGGTTAAAGATGTGTTCTGGCTACCGGAAGAAGAAGTACATCAGATTCACCCAAAAGAAAGCGAGTATTTACACGGCGTAGGCAGGATATACGATATTTTGCATCTGTATCGTCCTGTAGGTGGCTGGAAACAGAATCCAAACAGAGGTAATGCAAATGAGTAAATTGCTAAATGTAATCATCGACATGATCACGGTTATACTAATCATCGGCATACCTGCTATGTTTGGTGCTCTGTTAGGTGCTGCGATTGGGTGGTTAATATGGATGTGGTAAAACGTAGACAGCAGAAGCTGAAATACTATCGTTACTGCATACATAAGGCACGTGAGCTTATGCATAGCGAGTTAAGAAAGTATGAAGTTTTGGCAGGGAGGATGAAAAATGACAACAAAAAGAGAACTAAACGGCGTATATTTCCGCGTTAAACGCGGTAAACATTGGGAAAGCATCTGCTTTAGTGACTTGTCCGACGAAGAAATGGACAAGGTGCTTGAAGGGCATAGCGTAGAGTGGCTGAAGAAAACGTGCAAAATTCTTGGCAGAACCATTAAGCGTATCGGTGATGAGCAAGACATTGTCGGCTGGCAAAAGGAGGAAGAGGAAGAGTAAATGCTAATTAAGGTTAATAGCAGAATGTGGGAAAATTTTAACTGCGTTAACAGTCTATCCTTACAACGCTGCATAAGAGGAACAGGAAAAGACGTTTATATTGTCAACATTTGCGTCGATGGAAAAGAAGTTCAATATAATCAATATGATTCCAAAGAAGAAGCAGAAAAAGCTATGGATGAGCTTGCTGAAAAAATCAACACAGCGCAAACCTTTAAGATTAAGGAGGAATAGCAAATGACTCCAGAACGTAAGAAATGGTGGGATAGCCTGCCACAGCGTGAAAAGATGTTGCGTGAACAGATTTTAGAGACCAAAGGGACAATCTCGAAGTCGAAGTTTGCGCTTCAACGTGGCCGCTTGACGGATAACGACAAAAAATGGGTTATCTCCCAAATAAAAAAACAAAAGGTTACGTTAACAGCTTTAAAGCATGAGCTTGACCGTACAACGGCGATTGTGTATGCGGGATATTATCAAGAGGCGTTCCCGACTTGTCGCTGCAAAAAGTGCGGCGGAATATTTTATTATGCTGGACAGTCACACTGCTGCTGGTGTGGCAGAAAGATTGAGGGGGTGTAGATAATGAACGAACCGATAATTAGTCCATGGCTTATTTACTGGGTTGGAAGATTGGACGTGATACACGGGTTCTGCTGTGCAGCGGGGTTTATACTGACAATGGCCATTATCGTATTTGCGTTAGTGGCTATTGCAGATAGCATTAATAACGACGACGATGCCAATAAATCATTTCTAAATTTCTTAAAGAAACTGACCTGCGTAGCTTTAATTGTTGATACGTTTGCGTTTTTGGTACCGACCAAGGATGAAGCAATAGCTATGTATGTGACGAGATATATAACACCAGCCAACATCGAAGCTACAGGTGAGTTTGCGGACAAGGCCGTGGATAAGCTGATTGAGAAAATTTCAAAGGCAAGTAAGGCTATAAAGGAGTAAATTATGACCGTTAAAGAATTTTATGAATGGGCGAAAGCCCGAAACGCAGAAAACATGACATTGCACGTAGATACATGGAATGAGCTTTTCAACGAGTTGGTTGTAGAAAGCAATTTGGCAATCGCCAAATTAGATAGTAGCACCACAGCAGTGGTTATTCGGAAATAAAAAGGGGGGATAATAAGTGCCAGCTTGCGAAAGTGGTATTTGTGATATTTGTCACAAAGAGTCTAAAAGTTTAAACAGAAAGTATTACAGTTATGGCTTCCCTTGTGAGTGCCATGGTAGTGAACACGTTGAACTGGTGCGTTATTGCCCTAACTGTGAACCACATGAGCCTACTTACACTAAAGTTCGGCTAACGACAAAGAATGCTGAAAAACTTGGTAGATTATGGACAGAGAAAATTAAGGAGTGATAACTGATGAAAAAATATATTGTTACTGGTAAAGTAACAGCATTTATATCAGTAGAACTAGAAGCAGAAAACAAAAAAGAAGCCCTTGAAAAGGCTTACGAAGAGTGTTCTGGACCTATGGATTTTGTCGGCAATGGTGGATATGACAAATTGATTGGGGTATGCGATACGGATAGCGCTATCGTTAGTATTGCCTGTGACGATGAAGTCGAATACACCGAAGTAGAAGAAGCAGAAGAAATTGACCAAGAAGGAGTGATAACATGGTAGCGCACACATTATTGACGGCTGGAAGTGATGAAGAATTTTTTGCTATCATCGTAACAACAATAATCTTAGTGATTTTAGTTTCGGGAGGGCTTGAACTGTGCGAAAAAATAAGAGAATGGAGGAGAAATAATGGGTAAGCCGTTTATCTTAGACCCGTGCTGTGGAAGCAAGATGTTTTATTACGATAAAGAGAGTAATGCTGTTATGTTTGGCGACATCAGAGAGTTACACACAAAGCTCTGCGATGGACGAGAATTGCATATCCAACCAGACAAACTGATGGACGCAACCAGTATGAAAGGAATCGAGGATAACACTTTTTGCTGTGTGATTTTTGACCCGCCGCATCTAGTGCAAGTCGGAGAGACAAGCTGGCTTGCTCAGAAGTACGGGCATCTGCCGCTGCTATGGGAAGAATGGATGAATAAGGCTTTTGCGGAATGTTTTAGAGTATTAAAGCCGGGCGGAATGTTGTTGTTTAAATGGAATGACGAAGATATTCCGCATTGTAAAGTTTTGCGTTGTGCCTTGCCGTACAAGCCGATTGCTGGCGATAAGACAGGCAAGACACGTTGGACGTTTTTCTGTAAATATTTAGGAGGTGAATCGTATAATGGCTGAAAATTTAATCCCAGAAATCGCCCGTATGTTGGGCGTGGAGTTGAACGAAGAATTTAAAATTAAGGGTTATGACGGATTGACTTATAAGCTTACCGATAATGGGCTAGAATTAACTACTGTTGATGGTCAGAAAACGAAATGGTTCGACCACGGAGCATTAAACAGCTTGCTGAAAGGCAAAATGGAAATCGTTAAACTACCATGGAAGCCGAAGAAAGGCGATGTTTATTATACCTACAATTTTTCAGCCAGCAAATGGGTCGTTTGCTCGTCGTGGTGGGGCGGCTTCCCGAGCGAATATGCTTTATTAGACAAAGGCTGGGTATACCGCTCAGAGAAAGAAGCGCAAGCTGCTTTGCCTAAAGTGGCTGCGGAATTAGGAGTGGAGTATAAGCTATGACAGAAGATAGCTTATGCTTAAAGCTTGGTAGCTTTTACAGTATCCGACGCGGATTAGATTGCGGCCCGAACATCACCATGAATCAATATTGGAAGATATGGGACGGTGGGGAACGGCAAGACCAATACTCGGGGTACTATGAAGCCGATTTTCTGTACATCACTAATGGTTATTATCTTTATGAAGTCGAAGTTAAAATCAGCATCGCAGATTTTAGAGTCGACCAAAAGAAAGATAATTACCATAATCACCCGGACGTTAGAGGGCTTTTGTATTGCGTGCCAGCAGAATTATACTTTGCTCATGGCGGCGAAATAGAACGTACCTGCAAGGACAAAGGCGCAGGACTGATTATAGTGTATGAACATGAATTCAGCGTGCTATTAAGGCCGAAAATCCGCAAAGATGTTAAACCGTTAAGCGATAACGGGTATATACATTATCTGCGACTGTTTGCCAAAAAATGGGTAAGAGAGCGATGAAAACAGAAGGAAGGACGAAAACAACAGTTATTAGCTGTAGGCGTAGCAACCGCGTCTATTTAGTGACCGACCCAATCAAGGTAACAAAGCCTCGCAGGCAGTACTATACGGATGATTGGCGGTGGCAGATGGGGATTATAAAAGAGATTTTTGCAACATGTTGCACTTTTCCCTTCTAAAATTCCCTTGAAAAAGTTTAGGAGGTGGTGAAAATGGATAACAAGCCTATATGTGGCGAATGGCATGGTAATGATGTTATGCCGAGCGAAAATAAACTCTGTATTTTTGAAATCAAAGTCGGAGAATCGTCAAAAGGAGACATATTTATTGGCTACAGGCAATGTGACACAATCGCTAGAGAGAGCTTTGACTGCGAATTCGCATGTTTTGAAGATGCCGTTATTCGCTGGTGTTACATTAATTTGAATTAAGCTCATGGGTGCGGCGGCTGGGTTGCCGAATGGCAGTAGGTTGCGGACTTGGCAACGGTAGGCCCATTATTGTTATGGACTGATGAAACAGGCCTGCGTAAAATCCAAGAATTCCCACGCCGCCGCTTTTTATAAGGAGGTAAAAATGAAAAAAATAAAAACTATAGAAGCTATAGAAGCTGCCCGGCTCATAAAGGCAATGTGCAGCAAGCGGAAACGCTGCAAAGGTTGCATCTTTCACGATACTAAAACCGCTTCGCCTTGCAAATTGACAATTTTTCCCGATATATGGGAGGTTGATTAAATGATTAACAAAGACCAAATCAGACGTATGCTGGACATTGCAGATATTAAGACATCGGCACGGCTGATGCTGCTTGTTATCGAGATTGCTGAGCTACAGGCGGACTTAAAAGCGTTGGAGTCGCTTGTACAGATGCAGTATGATAGTCACGCAGTAGATGCTGCTAAAAATCATGTACGGCAACAGCCTGAGTATATGGAGATTAACAACGAATTAAAGAAAGCTACAGAAGCTGTTGCAAAGGCTATTAGCGACCCAGAGGCACGTTTAAGAGCTATGTTTAATGCTAAAATACGTGGAGATATGTAAATTGGAGCAAAAACAATGAAGATATTAAAATTCTCACCAATTAAGCGTGAGCAGGGCAGAACTACTTGCCATTGCTACAAAGAAACTAACATCTATGGTGGTAGCAAAAAGCCTATTAGTTTTACAGTCGACCCGGATACAAAAATCTGCTTCTGTAATCACTGTGGCAACATGGTTGAACCTATCGTTGTGCTGGAGCTGATGTGCAACGACTGGCAAGCAATAGCAAAGGACTATGATAGAGCTAGGAAACAGACGTTGAGGTGCTATGAGATTGGTATAAAATTCAGACCTTATAAGCGTGTACTAAAGATGCTGCAAGAACATATGGGACAAAAAAATGATATGATGCCGATTTGTCCGCATTGCCGGGAGAAAATAGATTTAGAAAAGCTGGCCAATGGCGTTTGGATAAGAAAGGTTGAAAAATGATGATTGATTACAAGAAAGTCAAGGAAGCGGAAAAGCTGTTAGAAGAAAGCGGCGCATCATATATGCTTTGCTGCGACAATGGCTCTGGGAAGGATAGAAATTGTGTATATGGAAGCTATTCTGCATTAAGAAGCTTTATGATCACTGCTATGGTGGAGTTAGCAAAAAATATATGTGCAAAAGTTAATAAAGAGATTGCCTTGCAAGAGTTAACACAGATGTTAATGTTGGCAATCGAAAAATTTCATAATGACATCAAAGGAGCAAAAAATGAAAGATGAAAAATTACTTGTCCTGCTGTTTGCATTTAGATATGCAGTAAACAGGATATGCACACAGGCATTGGCGCAAATTGAAAACGAGCTGGATGCCAACATTGAAAGCTTTCCGGATTGGATGTTGGCACAGATGCAGTTCGAGATTGAAAGGAATTTTGACTACATGGAAATGAAACTGAAAGAAACAGGAAAAATTGCATTAGATGATGATTGCCGATTTCAGCAATATTTGTTGGATGCAATAAAGGCGCAAAGAGCCAAATTAGCAGGTACAACCAATGGAAATATGCTTAATTGATATTGTCAGTTGCACACTGCTTGACGTAGCTGTTATGTGTGTAGCTTTATGGATGTTAAACAGGGAGTGGTAATTTGAAATATTTACATCTTGTTGCAAGTATTTGTATGGAAATTCTTGCTATTATGGGTACTATTGGAATCCTGGTTATAATCTGGAGAGATATTTTAGGAGGTTTTTAAGATGATTAAATTTTTACCGACGATTGACGCACCAGCGAACACGAAGCTTCCGCAGCGTAGCACACAGTTTTCTGCTGGCTATGATTTTTACGCACCGACAGATATTTTTGTTCCAGCTGGCGGTGAAAGCGTACTTATTCCGCTGAACATTAAAGCTATTATGCCTGGCGATATGGTTCTGATGCTGTTCATCCGCAGCAGTCTTGCGGTTAAGTTCAATTTGTCGCTAGTTAACAGCGTAGGCATTATTGATAGCGATTATGCTAACAACCAGGACAATGACGGCAATATAGGTGTTAAATTCAGAAACAACGGCAGCGAAACTATCATTATCAGAGAAGGTGAACGCTGTGCACAGGGAATCTTCGCGCGTTACTGCGTAACCTCGGACGATGAAGCAAGTGCTGTTCGTGGTGGCGGTTATGGCTCAACAGGACGCTAAGCTTTATCTTATTAGCTGGCGCAGTTTGTTTTCGGGCGAAGTTGATTTTCGTGAAAAAGTGTTAGCTGCTTCGCCTGAAGAAGCTATAAAGATAGCCAGCGAGGGAGAAAGTTCAGAATTTATTGAGCTGATGTATTACCCGGAAGCAAAAGAAATGTAGGGAGTGTATAAAATGCCAAAAAGAGAAAAAAGCATTGAAGAACAAATCAAAGAAGAAACAGCAATGCTTATAGACAGTTTTTTGCGGTGGGAACATATCCGGTCCTATGGATGCCAAGACCCTTTTTATCCTGACGGCGAAAACATGAATTTAATAAGGAATCATATAATTTACGGAAAGAGCAGACTTGAAGAGCTGTGCACTGATATTCCTTTACCAGCGCAATATTATATGCCGACACCTGAGGAAGTTGACGCAAACTATATGGCTGCCGACGGAAAGTATTACGATTACCGGATGAAAAAGTTTGCAGGATCATATCCCGACATTACCACAAAAACACCGAATGATATAAGCAACCAACAAGAATTATTTTAGAGGTGCTACATGAAAACACCATGCAGAGGATGCACAGAAAGAAAAATAGGCTGCCACGCTACTTGTAATGCTTTTAGCGAATGGAAAATCCAGCAGTGTAAAATACTGAAAGCCATGTATCTTGAAACGCTTTCACCTATAGCTGGAGCAGTTGCCAGACATGAAAAATGGATAAAGGAGCATAAATAATGAATGCGTTTAAATCTCCATTTAGTTTTATCGGATTAAAAGATGATAAATACGTTATTGTCAAAGAAGCACCGAAGAATTCAAAAGATAGCTTTACAATGCCGCTCCCTGAGAATAACGTAAATCATCCAAAACACTACACCAAAGGCGGTATTGAGTGTATAGATGCCCTAAAGGCTGCTACTGTTGGCAAAACAGGCATTGAAGCTGTCTGCGTTGCCAACATCATCAAATATTTATGGCGTTACGAAGAAAAAAACGGCGTAGAAGATTGCCTAAAAGCAAAGTGGTATCTTGAACGTCTTATCAAAGAACTTAAATAACAGAAGGGAGTAAGCGCATGGAAGATATGACTGTAAATGAAAATCAAAGCACGATAACCGTTCCGCTGGCGTATTTCGAAGAACTTATCGAACGTGTGGCAGAGCAGACCGCCAAGAAAACCTCTAAAAAGCTGTGTGATGATTTGTACAGCAAAGAAGCACAGCGAAGGGATTTTGACAAGCGACTGTATAACGTGCGCTTGCTGCTAAAGAATTACAGAAGCCTTCAGGAACACGCAGCGTTAAAGACTAGCGAGATTGTCAATATCGACGATGAGCAGATTTCAGCTATCGAAATTCTTGATTCATTCCAAAATCTGAAAAGCATGGGAGCAAATGAGCTAAAGCTTGAAAGCATTATAAGCTCAACCATGCGAACCAAAGTGTTGATAAACTATATGGATGATATGATAGCTCTTTACAAGCAGACCAGGTATAACAGCGGCAAGCAGGAAGATTTGCGCCGGGCAGATGTACTTGACGTGCTGTTCCTTAAGCCTTGTCCGCCGGAAGCGTATGTCACCGATATAGTCGCAAGCCTTGCACAAAAATGGTCAGTGAGCGAAAGGCAGATATGGCGTGATACAAACGATGCTGTCGAGCAACTAACCGCTTTGCTGTTTGGCGTGGATGGCGTAAACCTGCTGGAAGATAAAAAGCGCAGAAGAGCAGCTCGGCTTGCTGAAGAAAAGAATATAGAAAAACAATAAGAAAAACTCACCTTTTATAAAGAAAATTCTTTACAAAAGGTGAGTTTTATAGTATAATATAAGTGTAGGGAAGATAAGAAAACCTACAAAATAAAGAGTGAGGGAAGTCGGTTGAAATGTTAGAAGAAAAGGTGAATGAATTAGTTAGTGAGTTTTGGACAAGAAAAAATGAAATGGAAGAATCCGTTGAAAGCGTCGGCTTGTATGTAGCCGAAAGCAATGATGAATATGTTACTGTTGCTGCTGAAGACATCGACGAACAAGCAACCCTGTACTTGGGACATGCAAATGAAACAATGTGGATTGAACGCATCGTAATTCTTGATGAAAATGGTTTTGAAGTTAATGACTAAAAGATAGGCAAAAAGGAGAATTAAACAATGACACAAGAAAAAATAACATTAGCATTAAGAGAAGCACTGCTAGATTGGTTCGACCTTAAAAAAATTGAAGAAAAATTCCCTAAAAGCAGCGTTGCTAGAAATAAAGCGCAACGAAAATGGAATGAGGTTGAAAAGCTTGCAAATATGCTGCAAGCAATCGAAGAAGCTAAATAAAAGCTGATGACAAGGGCAATAGCCCTTGTAAAGCTGGCAGGCAGACAGTTCAAACCCTGTGCCTAAAGCTTAAACTTTAAGGAGGACTTAAAAATGACTTATCAAGAAAAGCAAGAAATGAAAAAGCTTGCCTGCAAATGCCTGGAAAAATACTTCGGCTTTGCTCCGGCGATGAAGCAGATTGTTCTGCTTGAAAGCGCAAGCAATGGATATACAGTTGATTATCTTCTGTTCAGCATCGGCTATAACGGAAGAGAATTTCAGCTCAGAAGAACCTTTACCTGGGGTAAAGATACAGTGGAATATAAATATTGCCGCTACGATGTTATCATGATTGAACAATAGAAAGGAGTAGAACACAATGAAATTAACTATTAACCAATGGAAAAAGTTACTGGAATTAGCAGAACGTGATTATTGCGAGAAAAAGAAAACTTACGATGAAGGACGTAAGCTTTGGGCATCACTAGGACATGATGACTGGGAGATTAACGAAAAATATTTGCTCGTTGAAAAAGAGCGTAAGCAAGCAGCATATGATCTGTTGCAAGCGTTAAAGACTCAAACAATTTAAGGAGGAAGAATCAATGAAAGAACCTAAAGACATGACTAATGAAGAACTTCAGAAAGAAGCTTTGCGACTGGTGAAGATTTACAACAGCTCGCATGATCCATGGCATCATCAATGCTTGAATGAGCATCTGGAAGAGCTGGAAGAAATCGCAGCGGAAAGAGGTATAGAGCTTTAAAAGCTGATGACAGGAGCGTAAGCTCCTGTAAAGCTACCGGGCAGAAGGTTCAAAGTCCTTGCCAATAGCTTTAGAAAGGAAGTCGATTTTATGAACTATGCAATTTTACTTAAAACTGTGGTTGATGCCAATGGCAAAACAAATTCTGTGGAGAAAGTACCAATGATGGAGGTATTCCCAACTATTTCCCTGGAATCTATGTACAAGCTTTGCGAATGCGAGTTGGTCGATATTAAGGATATGCCGCTTCAGTTAGTAGAATTTGACGGCGAGCTTGGAATCATCCCGGCAGTCACCCTGGTGTTCGATGAAGAATTTCTTCTGAAGAACGAAAATCCGGTAGCCAATGAGCTTGCAAGTGTTATTTATGGTTACGGCAGATTACATGACCAATGCTTGTGCGGTAACGTGCTGCTGTGCTACACAAACGAAGAAGGCGAATGTATGCCGTTCAGTGAGAGTGAAGCAAACATTGTTGTAAAGTGCTTAACAAGAATCAACAAGCATATTGGAGATATGGAATTTAAGGTTCAAAAACCAATGATGAAATTTATGACATTTTAGGAGGGATACATAATGTTGAAATACAAAGATTACTCAACCTTAATCAACGAACAGCAAAAGGAATACGAAAGCTTTACCAAAGATAAAATGTTCTTTGCTTTTACTGAAGAACAGTTTAACGAAGGCATGAAAAGATTTGGTTTGGCTCCCGGTGATACCGACAAGGTTTATCAAATCGGCTTCGGAGGATATATCCTTCGTGCCCAGGCTAAGGCCCATAATGATTTGGTAAAACGCCTGAACATCGAAAAGAAGGAGCACATGAAAGATTTCGACTTCTTGAAATCAGCTTTTCATTACGAACTTGCTAACCATGAGTTTTGTGTAACTTATGAGCTTGACGATACGCTGGATGCTTTGCTTTTAACTTATGAACAAGTTAACTCTGATCCGGTTATGAAAAAAGCTTTACTTGAAGCAAAGAAAGAATATCTTAAGAATTGTGAAGATTGGATGTGATTAATGTGAGAACAAGACAACTTATAAAGTATGTACTGATGCTGGAAACGCTTCCTCTTGTCGGAGATGAGTTCCATGAACTCATGGCAAATACAAAACGCCGCCAAAAGAGAATCGATGCACTGCGTGAAAAGCTTCTGATGCCAGCAAGCTGCTATCCCTACAAATCATTATAAATAGAAGAACCAGCGTACACCGAAAGGTGTGCGCTGGAAAAAAGATTGGAGTGAAAGTTATGTGTAAAGTAGCAGACAAAAGTTATAGAGAGTTATGCGAAGCGTTGCTGGGGCAAGAAGCTTATAAGGTTTCCGAATTAACGGCACAGAAATTGTATCGCCTGGAAGATACAGACGAGCTGAAAGCATATGGTTTAGACAAACAGAAAGCAGAAGCTTTCTTGTGCGGTGTAGAGTTAGGCAAAAGAGCTTTCATCGAAACCAAAGCTGAGGAAAAAAGATACTGCTGTGCTCCGCAAGACTTAGCTGAATATATGATGCCGAAGTTGCGGTATTTAAATCATGAAGAATTCTGGGTAATTGCAGCAGACAGCAAGAACAGAATAATTGAGGCGAGGGCTATACTGAAAGGAACGCTGACTAACTGTTATGTTCATCCTAGAGAGATTTTCAAGTATGCCATCATGAAAAATGCTGCTGCAATCTTTGTAGCGCATAATCATCCTTCAGGTCTTGCAACACCTAGTACTGACGATAAAAAGTTAACCAGGGATATTGTTAAAGCCGGGGCAATAATGGGAATACCTTGCTATGATCATATCATTATAGGTGACGGCAGTTACTACAGTTTCCAGGAAGATGAACAAATGTAAGGAGGAAAGAAAAATGAACGCTTATGAAATTATGTACGTTATGCGTCCGGAGCAGGAAATAGTCGAGGATGTTATCTTGAAGTTCAATAACTTAATCGCTTCTAATGGTGGCGTAGTTGAAAAAACAGACTGCTGGGGAGAAAGAAGGATGCCTTATGTAATTCAGGACTATAAGAATGGTATTTATGTCCTGGTTACATTTCATGCAAGTAAGAAGTGTGTACTCGAGCTTCACAAAGCAATGGATATTACCGAAGAAGTGCTCCGGCACATGATTATCAGAAAGGGTGTATGCTAATATGACACCTTTTGATAAATTTAAGGAAACTGCGTTTGACATAGGAGAATTTGAAATAGTTCCAACCGATGAGCAATAGAAAGGTAGTGGTTAACGTGAAAACATTGTATTTTGAAGGTGCTGGCTGGGAAAAGGCAGAGCGCAGCATCAACACCATAGGCAACTGCCGTGTTAGAACAGCATTTCACCTCGATAACGGCAAGGGCGTTTATCTTGAAATTGTTTGCTGTGAAATGCTTGGCGAAAGAAAGAAGCTTTATGGCGGCTTGCAGTATGTAGGATTCGTAGACTTCTTATTCTACATTACAGACGAAGAACCGAACGATGACTGCAATAAGTATAAATTGACCGGTATGCGTAACACTCATTTTGCCTATGACTTCGATTCGATTCTTGCTTTTGTGAATAGCCTTGGAGCATCGTTTGATAAAATATGTGTGCTGCCAAACCTTGCCGGATACAGAGTACATTCAGATAATAGGGCAAAGCAATACAACTATGCTGATGAGTTTACGCCAGACTGGGAGGTTATAAAGAGAGCGAAAGAAATTCACGAATACTTTTACCAGCTGGAGCAATCAGAAGGCAAGAAGTTCCCTAACTTCTCTCTGTACAATGACGAAGGCAACAAGACAAAGCTTTACTTGATCAGGCATTATAACGGCTATAATAAGAAATGGCTCATTGATGCGTCAAGCGATTCGTGGTTAAAAACGATGATTGAAGTATCTTAACAAAAAGCCTGCGGGAAATCTCGCAGGCAATATTTTTATAAAAGATTATATTGATTACATAAAGAGAACGCTGTATAATGATAAGAGATATAATAATTAAGGTGGTGCTACTATGTCAATAGAAAACAAAATCAAGGTATTAATCGCTTCAACAGGAAAAAACCAGGCTACATTAGCTAGGGAAATGGGCATTACGCCAATGTCCCTGAACTACAAGGTTAAAAAATGCAAATCACTTAAGCTTCTGCTGGAACTTGCAACTGCCTGTGACTTTGAGGTAGTTCTGCGCAAGCGTGACGGCAGTATTGAGTATGAGGTAACTAGAGAAGATTTAGAAGAAAACTAACATTTCATAAAGAAAACTCTTTACAAAAGCAGAGAAATACAGTATAATATAATTGTAGGGAAGATAGAAAGCCTACAAGAAAGGAAGTCGGTTAAGATGTTAGAAAAGAAAATCGCTGCTTTAAAGAATATGAGTAAAGAGGAATTAGTGAAAGAGTATGAAAAAATGGTAATGTACAATACTCAACACCTGGAAGCTTGCTTGGGTAAATCTGGTCAGTATGAAGAAGCAATTAAGGCGGAAATTCTCAGCCGCATGAATTAAGGAGGGAGGAAATCATGAAGATAGGTCAAGTCGAGTTCACCTGGCGTGCACATCGTCAGGCGTGTGTTGTAAAAATCGGCGGTGAACAAAGAGTTTTCCGCTTCAATAAGAAAACGACTCGTAAGGAGCTGTTTGCGAAAATTCGCTCCTTAATTGCAGAAGCAGCTGGTACCCAAAAGGTTTGCCAGCATTGCGGTAAGCATTACTTCGGTGTAAACTCGCACAACTTCCTGTGCGGTGACTGTGCTCAGAAAGCTGCTGACATACATCGTGAAGGTGTTGGCAATATTAAAGAGTTTTCCTTCAGTGAAGCTTTACAGTACATTCCTGAGGGCGTTAATCCAATCGAATATGAGCGTAAAATCGACGCAGAAATTCGCGCGGAACGTCAAGCGTTGGTAGACTTGTGGAAACAAGATGACCAAGCGTGGAATTTGTACTGCTACGGAAAGAGGGCGAGCAAATGAAGTACGAAGTAACTTTTTCATGCGGTCACACCGGAACGGTACAGCTGTACGGCAAAGGTGATGAGCGTGAACGTAAGATTCGTTATTTTGAAGAATATGGCGTATGCTCCGAGTGTTACAAAGAGCGCCGTGCTATAGAAGCAGAAATTGGCTGCAAACATGTAACAATGTTCTACAGGACATATAAAACTGATTATAGTTTCTGCGACGTTTTAAACGATTCTTACGATAAGCAGGAAAAAACTATTACGGTGTTAGTTCCGGAAGCGTTGGCAGATTTTATAGATGCTAAAAATGAGGGCGGTGCTACACTGTTTAATGTAGCTATTAAGATTGCTACCAATAACAAAAACAAGGAAGGAAAGCATTACGCAGAGTGCTATGAGATAGTCAAAGCCTATATCAAGGAACACGCAGACTTTGCCAAAGAATTACAGGCGTATATGCAACAACAATATAGATAAGCAAACCGAAAGGGCGTGATCATTTGAAGCCGGAAGATATTATCAAGTCTTACAATGCCGAAGGCAGCATTAAAAAAGTAGCTGCACTGTTTCGCGTTTCAGAGCAGAAAGTCAGAAAGGTTCTCATTGATGCCGGAGCATATGAAAGTGATATGTCCATACAGGTCAATGATTTGCATGAGCAAGGTTACAGCGTAGAGAACATAGCCGAAAAGTTGCGTGTAAGCAAGAGCACTGTTTTAGCATATCTGCCATACACCAAAGGCGTGTATCTTGGCGAAAATCCTTCCAGCAATGCTCTTAAAATAAGAAAGTGCAGAGCTAAAAATGGATAAACCTTTACATGATTTGCTAAATGAGTATATAGCAGCTTATAGCAAAGGTGAAGATAACCTAAGAGCGTTTTGGGAGTATGTTATAAGCATAGGAGCTTATGAACAGATGCGCCAGCTTGCTGTATACCAGGATGTTATTTTTAGCTACAAGAAAGACCAAACAAAGCCTGCCTGTAATGGCTACTGTGAAAAAGCCTACACAGCCGAAGATGCAGAGTTTGCCAGGATACAAATAGAGCACCTTTTAAAATCATGTCAGTAAGGTGTCATTTACAAGGCAATTAAAGGAATGATATAATTAAGATGCAACAGTTGGATGATAAACCCTTCTCCTAAAAATATGTTGTGTACTCAAAAAGCCGCCTACAAATGTAGACGGCTTTTTAGGTGCGTAAAAATATAACTGATGTTTTATAAAGAAAACTCTTTACAAAAACAGCGAAATGTAGTATAATATAAGTGTGGTAAGGAAGTGCCACAAATAAGCGGCAAGTGCAGAAAGGAGATAACGATGTCGAATATGAATAACACGGAAGCGTTAATCGCTATGACAGAAGACAATCTGATCCGTAAAATCCTCGAAATCATTAAGGAAAGCAAAGACCTTGATGATGCAGAGAAAAAAGTAAGAGTCTTGCTCAATAAATAAGCAAGACTCACAGCAAAAGTGAATGGAGCGGTACTTGCCACCGTTCCTTTCATTTAAAATTATAACAAAAAAGGCAAGAGAAAGCAAGCAGATGAAAGAAAAACAATGGGGCGGCAAACGTGAGGGAGCAGGCAGACCAAAAGGAAAAACTGTTGCTGGCGAACGCAAGTGACGCAATATTAGAGCGTTCGACGATGAATGGGAGCTTATAAAGCAATTCGCAAAAATCGTCAAGACAGACCGTCAGCGTGCAGAAGAGCTGTTAAAATTATTATAGTTATAAGGAGTTGGAGTCGGTGGAAAAAAGAATTATATTACTTGACCTTAATTATACTTTAGTGTCTAATCAGCAATCTACTCGTTTGCTTAGACCTTTTTCGTTAAGAATGGAAAAAGAAGAATATCGAAAAGACCTTCTTGATGCCATTCAAGACAACTACGTGGTTATTGTTACCGCTAGACCGGAATACCAGAAACAGAATACCTTAGCTAATATTTGGAAAAAAATGAATTGGTATCCTGCTGAATCCTATTTCAATGATATAAATGCAGAACCGCCAGCATTTAAAGAATCAGCATTGAGAAGGTTTATTTTTCCGAAACATGGAAGTACTGGAAGTCAGTATTTGGCGATTGAAAGTAATCCCAAAACTCGTGCTATGTATGCGAGATACGGCATAGAAGCTGTACCTTACGAAACATTCATTAAGAACTACAAAAAAACAAAAATCGAAGAAACAAGTTTATTTTAATTGTTAAAGCAGGTGCAAGTCACCTGCTTTTTATTTGGAAGGAGAAAAATATGGAACACATAACTATGAATATTGCTGACATTATTCCGGCATCGTACAATCCTAGAATTAAATTGACGAAAAAAGACTATGAATATCAATGTTTAGATAAAAGCATTGATGAATTTGGTTTAGTCGTACCGTTGATTGTCAACAAGAGAAACAATACGCTTATTAGTGGACATCAAAGGTTAGAAGTGCTAAAGCAGAAAGGTATAACAGAAGCAGAAGTAGTTCTTGTCGATTTTGATGAAGCACAAGAAAAAGCACTTTGCATAGCTATGAACAAAATAGAAGGTTCATGGGACTATGGGAAATTAGCGGACATTTTAGAGGAATTACGAGATTCGGAAACTGATATTACTTGTACTGGATTTTCCGAAAAAGAAATCATGGAGTTGTTAGGTGAACTTAATGATTATGATACTGATGTTGATATTGAATCTGTTGCTAAGAAAGACGATAAAGAAAGCGGCATTCCATGCGTTATTGGCGAGTATAAGTTTCGCATTGATGAAGAAGCATTTACAAGTGCGATGGCTGACATAAAGGAAAAAGTTGGCTTTTCAAAAGAAATGCAGCAAAGTGAATTGAAGAGGAGACTTATGCGATGAATATTAAGGTGCTTGATATAAATTCTATTAAACCTAGTGAATTTAATCCAAGAATTCAACTTGATGTTGGATCAGAAGAATTTCAGAAAATAAAGGAAAGCATTATTGAGTTTGGACTTGTAGAGCCACTGTTAGTGAACGAAGTTAATATGTCAATCATTGGTGGGCATCAGCGATATTCTGTTTTAAAGTTTTTAGGTTATAAAGAAGTTCCATGCGTTTTAATTAATGAGCCAGATGAAGAACGAGAAAAAGCTTTATGCGTTGGCTTAAACAAAATTAAAGGTGAGTGGGATAATGATAAATTAACAGCGTTGCTTAACGAAACTGGAGTAAACGAGAGTATTACAGGTTTTGATAAAACCGAGGATGATCTTAATCAATACCTTGTTGATGAAGAAGGTGTTGATGAAGAAGATATTGATGAAGAAGATGTTGATGAAGAAGATGTTGATGAAGAAGATGTTGATGAAGAAGATATTGATGGCGGCAACACTATGATTAAAGTAGGTCATATTTCTTTTAAAATTTCACTATATGAATATGACTGTATTATAACTTCGATTAGAAAAAACGGAATATTTACTCCAGAAGCAATTAGAAAAGAGCTGGAAAGGAGAATATTAAATGATTAAAATCGTTCCTATTGATGCTGTAAAGGCATCTGAATACAATCCGCGAAAGAATGACGAAAAGCGACTTGCTTTAGTAGAATTATCGTTGTGTAAATTAGGTTTTTTACTCCCTATTGTAGCAGATAAAGGCGGCGAAATTCTTTCTGGGCATCAACGGCATTACGTTGCAAAAAAGATGGGGTTTACCAAAATTCCGGTGCAATATGTTGACTGTCCGGAACTTGAAAAACGTAAGAATATCAACATTATGTTTAATCGTGCTACTAATGATTTGCGGAAAAGCGATACTTGCAAAAAAATAAAAGCTAAACTATGTTATCTTGATTTGTCGGCACTAACAAAAAACATCCGTGATATTGAAATTGATAGCAAGGAATCTTTTCCTTGCGTATACAGCGTAAAGCGTTTGGATACTGTTTTATTAGCAAAACAAAATGCCGATAAATTTGACTCCTATATGGCTGCATTAGCTAAATCTCTTGAACAAGCTATTAAGGATAGTATGCAAGCAGTTGTTGATGTAGATGGAAATATTGTGAATGGAGTAGGTCGTATTCAGATTGCAGCAGAAAAGAAAAAGCCGTTTATTCAATGCGTTGTAATTCCTAAAGAGAAAAAAGAATTTGCGACCAATATGCTCAACCTTCTCTCTATGGATTTTTCTGTTGAAGGTAGTTATGCTGATGTTTTGAGATACAATTCGTTTATGCGTTCTAGGAACACTCGTGAAACTGATGAGCAAGGAAGATGTGCTTTAGGTGACGGATTTTTTAAAGGTGTTTTTCCGAAAAACAATGGTCGTGATTTTTTCGCTTTACAGGGTAGACCTTTAGAAATCTGGAAAAAACATTACGGAGATAAGATAGTTGATTTTGGTGCAGGCAAGCTTAATAATACAAGAACATTAAGGCAAGCAGGTATTTTTGTGTCTGCTTTTGAACCTTATTTCGTCGGTGCTGGCGATAAAGTTTATAAAGCTAAAAGCATTGAAATAGCAAAAAAATTTCTTGATGAAGTCGAAAGCGGTGTTGAATATACATCCGTATTTATTTCTAGCGTTTTTAATTCAGTTCCTTTTATGGAAGATAGAATTAAAATAGCTATTATTGCAGCTGCTTTATGTAAACCACGTGGGAAAGTGGTTTGCTGGTGTCAATCTGATGAATCTCATCAATTTGCTCTTACAAAGAAACGAAATGCAAGGGACGAGAAAGGATTAACGTTTGATCTAGATTATGAGCCTAATATTGTTTTAGGAGACTTGCGACAGCATCCAAAAGTTCAAAAGGGGCACACAGAGGGAGAACTTAAAAAGATTTTTGGAAAAAGTTTTAAAAGAATTGACCGTTTGGAAAAAATCTCCAAGTTTTGGTATTTGGAAGCCAGCCAACCGATTGTTTCGTTGGAAAGCCTGGCCGAAGCATTGGATTTTGAATTCGAGCTTCCTTATCCTGATGGTACAACGCTTGGCTTATCTCAAAAAGCTAGGGAAGCCTTTGAAAAGCGTTTAGGCGTACACTTGCCGGAAAGGAAAAGTCATGAATAACATTGATAAAGTATCTCCAAAAGAAAAGTGGGTGTTTGACGAAGATGTTGCCAAATGCTTTCCTGACATGCTAAAAAGAAGCATTCCTGCATACGAAAGCATGAGAAGTCTTGTTTTTTCTATTGGTAGAAACTATGTTAAAAAAAATACGCACATTTGTGATATTGGCTGTAGTGATGGGCAAGCTATTGAACCTTTTATCAAACATTATGGAACGAATAACTATTATGAGTTGCTTGATGTAAGTGAACCTATGCTAAAGAAGTGCCGAGAGCGTTTTCAAGATTGGAAGAAAACACAAATTGTTGATGTTAGAAATTATGATATTAAGAATGGCATTCCTCAATTTTCAAATTCACTCGTTCTCAGCATATTAACGCTTCAATTTACGCCTATTGAATACAGGCATAAAATCGTACAATCCGTATATGATTCCCTTATGCCTGGATGTGCCTTTATTTTGGTTGAAAAGGTACTTGGAAACACATCTGCTATCGACGAGATTTTGGTGAAAGAGTATTACAATATGAAGAAGGAAAACTCATATAGTCAAAAACAGATTGCAGATAAACGGAAAAGCCTTGAAGGCGTACTTGTACCTATTACTGCAAAATGGAACGAAAACCTGCTTAAGGAGTGTGGATTTAAGCAAATTGACTGTTTTTGGCGTTGCCTTAATTTTGCTGGGTGGGTTGCTATTAAATAAGGTGACACAGAAAAGGAGCAACAGGCATGGGAAGCATAAAAAACAGAAATAACAAACATGCCTGCTGCAATCCTCTAAAACCTTGGGAACGCCAGAAAGGAGAGTCAGGACAGGCATTTGAAGCATTCAAGTTGTATCGTGATTGTGGGTTAAAACGTTCCGTTGGCAAGGTCGCTGAAAAGTTGTCTAAAAGTAGGCAACTGATGTCACGCTGGAAAGCTACGTGGGATTGGGACGAACGCGTTAGAGCTTATGATAACGAACTGGAAAAAGAAGCCAGGAAAGAAGCAGCTCGTGACTTAAAAGGAATGACTAAGCGGCATATTCAGATTTCTGTTCAGCTACAAGCGAAAGCTTTAGAAGCATTGAAAAATATGCCAGTTGAAGATATGTCTGCTAAAGACATAAAAGAATTCATTAAGCTTGCGACTGATCTTGAACGCCTTAACCGTTCTTCTCTTGCCGGAAAAGAAGAGGATGAAACCATTTCACAGGATAACAATATTGAAATTTATTTGCCTGAAAAAGAACCACTATGAAAAGAGTAATACGCCCACAGCATGGGCCTCAAGAACAATTTCTTGCCACTAGCGCAGATATTGCTATTTATGGCGGTGCGGCAGGCGGAGGAAAGACATTCGCTTTACTAATGGAACCGTTGCGATATATAAATGTTAGTGGTTTTAGAGCAGTTATATTTCGTCAAAGCTATAATCAAATAAATTCGTCTGGTGGTTTATGGGATGAATCTCTTGCTATGTACCGTGGATTAAAAAATGCTGTTCCTTTGGTTACTCCCAAGTATCATTGGAATTTCGGAAAGAACAATACTTTGATCTTTGACTACCTGGGTAGAGATGGTGATGTTTACAAATGGCAAGGTTCACAAATTGCGTTTATAGGATTCGACGAATTAACGCATTTTAGCAAAAGAATGTTTTTTTATATGCTTTCTCGTAATCGTTCTACGTGTGGAGTTAAGCCGTATGTAAGAGCTACATGCAATCCGGATTCTGATAGCTGGGTTGCTGATTTTATTTCTTGGTGGATTAACAAAGATACAGGCTATCCTATACCAGAAAGAAGCGGCAAGATTCGATATATGTGTGTTATACAAAGCGTAATTTATTGGGCGGATACTCCAGAAGAGCTAGAGCAGAAGCGCGGTGTTTCTGCTTCTGACTGTAAATCTGTAACCTTTATTGCTTCACGTATAACGGATAATCAGAAATTGCTCGATAAAGACCCTAGCTATTTAGCTAACCTTAAAGCATTGCCGGAAGTAGACAAGGAACGTCTTTTATATGGCAACTGGAAAATCCGTCCTGCTGCTGGCATGTACTTCAAAACAGAAAACTTCACCTTTGCTGATGCTGTACCGAAAAATATCGTTGCTTATGCACGTTCCTGGGATTTGGCAGCAACAGAGCCTACACCGCTTAACCCAGACCCCGACGCAACAGCAGGCGTGTTAATGGGACTGCTTGACGATGGCAGAGTAATCGTCCTTGATGTAAAACGCAAGCAAATAAAGGCGAATGACGCTAGGAATCTTCTGCGTAACATGGCAGCGATAGACCAGGTCAAATATAAATTTGTACAAATCACCATACCGCAAGACCCAGGACAGGCAGGCAAGGCGCAAGCTCAAAGTCTTGTATCAATGCTTGCAGGATATTCGGTAGAGATTGTATCGCCGACAGGCAGCAAAGAGGTTCGTGCTACTCCATTTGCTTCACAGGTGCAAGCAGGAAACGTCCTTATCCTTAAAGGTGAATGGAATGATATGTATCTGTCAGAACTTGAATCGTTCCCGGAAAGCAAGCATGATGATATGGTGGATGCGTCAAGTGATGCGTTTAACAAGCTCATGAATTCACGCAGCTGGGGCGGCTTAACGAGCTAGGAGGAATAATGGCAAAAAGAAAAGATAATTCAATTCGTGCAGACAGCGGCTTTAAAGATGCTTTTATTGCACGTAAAGCTCGCAATTATGAAGGTCTGTTAAATGAGCGAAAACTCACAGACCAGACTTTGGCTACAATGTACAGAAATGCTCTTGTGCGTAGAATTGTTACAATGGCTGCCGATGATGCTATGAAGAATTTTATAGAAATCGAAGGCGATTCTGACGATTGTATCTTGCAGGAGCTTGAAACGCTGTTTGTTCAGGAAAAGCTTACAGAAGCTTTATATTGGGACAGACTGTTCGGTATGTCTTGTGCTCTTATCCTTGCTGACGATGGGCAGGAATTAAGCGAGCCTATTAATATCAACCGTTTACGCAGGATTAACGGATTAGAAATTTTTGATAAGCGAGATATTTACCCTGATACCACCTCAGTTTATCTTGATACAGATATTCGAGATGCGAACTTTGGCAAGCCGGAGTTTTACATGATTTCGCCACCAAACGGAAATCAGTTTAAGGTACACAGAAGCAGACTGCTTATTTTTGACGGCGAAATGCTGCCGAAGATAGAGCGTATTGCTAATAATGGTGCTGGCTTATCCTGCCTGGATGGTGTTCCGGCTGCGCTAAACCGTGTAAAAACTGCAATGAATAAAACAATCGACATAATGGACAAGGTTAGCACGTCGCTGTTAAAGCTTGAAGGTTTAAGCAATTTGCTGGCAAGAGAGGACGGCACGCAAGCTGTTATTCGGCGTTTAGAGCTGATAGACTACTCACGCAGAATTAATGGCAGTGTAGCCGTTGACAAGGAAGATGAATACGGCATTTTCAACATTCCGCTCACAGGCTTGACGGATATTATTCAAGAGTTTGAGCAGGCTTTATGCGCTGTTACCGGGTATCCGTTTACTGTATTGTTTGGGCGTTCTCCAGCTGGCATGAACAGCACAGGCAAGAGTGACTTGCAGATTTACTACGATACAGTCAGACGTATTCAACGCAGGAAAATTCGTCCTGCGTTAGAGTATCTTGTGAGACTTATTCAGCTTGCGAAAGAAGGGCCGACCAACGGCAAGGAACTTGAAAAGTGGAGCATTAAGTTTAAGGCAATCGAACCGCTAAATGATCTGGAGCAAGCCAATGTTGACAAGACACAGGCGGAAGTAAGAGCTGCCGTTGTTAAGCTTGTTTTTGACTTGGTTGATAATCAACTGTTAGACGCAACGCAAGCACGCCAATACCTTAAAGAGCGTGGGGATATTCCAGTTACAGAAAGTGAGCTGGATTTAGATGATGAAGAAACAGAAGAAATCGATACGCTACCTTAAAGTAAAGAAGCGTCCGAAATATCCAAAGAATTTTGAGCGTGATTATTATCGCGTCCTCAGAGCCGTTGTAAGACGTTTAAAAAGTGCCACGAATAACAATATACCTATGCTGGCATATTCGTTGCGCCAGGACGATGACAGCACTGTTACAGATGCTTTCGTTCAGGCGATACTTGTCGAGCTTTTAAAGAGCATGACTATCGAGGATGCTATAAGCGAATTAGAGCTTATTCTTGCTGGCGTGTCCAGCGTTGTTGATGCTAATGTTATTAGTGCTTTTGCAGAAGCAGTCAGCGTTGATGTGTTTCTAAATGATTCAGCCTTACTTGATACAGTAAAAGCGGAATGGAAAGCGCAGCAGAGCAGGCTTGTGGACAGCATAGTAAATACCTACATCGAAAAACTGCAAATTATTGTTAGCAATGCTGTTCAGCGTGGCACTGCTATGAGTGAAGTTAAAGAAGAAATCAAGGTGCTGCTTAACACTACCGACAAGCGGGCGAAATTTATCGCAAGGAACGAGGTAGGCAATCTGAACGGCATTATAACAATGCGTAGGCAGGTTGATTGCGGTATAAGCGTGTACCAATGGTCATCGTCACATGATGAACGTGTAAGACCTTCTCATGCTGAGATGGATGGGAAATACTTCTATTGGAACAGCGACAAGGTTGGTGAAATTAACGGCATCAAGGTTTATCCTTCTCCGAAATATCATCCGTGTATGGATTATAACTGCCGTTGCGTAGCATTACCTGTTATTGACCTGGAGCAATGGAACATGACAACAGCAGTTCCAATGGGTAGGGTGGATGTAAAGAAAAGTAAAGAATTAAGTTAGAAGGCATATGTAATTTGTCGCATATGCTTTTTATATACCCCAAAATAAGGAGGTGAATTTTTTGGGAAGTGTACAACGATATGAACGCATTGATTCATGGATGTTTGTTAGCGGTGCAGTTACTGACGCTGACGGCTTCTTGCGTGATTCTCCGATTGTGGCACGTACTGGCATCTATATCTACCAACAGCCAGACGGGACTATTAGACGAGAGTACAGACCGCCGGAGGAAGTGTTTGATACTGACAGTGAAGCAAGTTTTGTCGGCAAGCCTATTGTGGTAGGACATCCTGCCAGCGGTATTGTAAACAGTGATACCGCACAAGATTTAGCCATTGGCACGATTTTGTCCAGCGGTTATCCGAAGGACGAAACAAACATTGCCTGTGACATTGTTATCCATAATCCCTCTGCTATCGGCGAAAAGCGTGGCTTGTCTTTAGGCTACAGAGTGGATATTGAAGAAACTTCAGGCACTACGCCGGACGGACAGCAATATGATGCTATCCAACGCAACATTCGTATCAATCATTTAGCCGTTGTTGATAGGGCACGTGCTGGAGCAAAAGCACGGCTTAATCTTGACGGTGACGAAATTATCGAAGGAGTAGAAACGAAAATGAAAATTAAAATTGATTCTGTTGATTTTGAAGTTGACGAGAAAATTGCCAACTACGTCAACTCTCTGCAAAACAAAGAAGAAAATGCTCGTGTAAAGCTTGATACTGCTAACACTGAGCTTAAAACTGTAAAAGAACAAAATACCACTCTTAAAGCTGATGCTGACGCTTTAAAAGCTAAAGCTGATGCAATGACCGCAGAGCGTGATGCTTTGAAAGCTAAAGTTGATGCTGCTGACGCTGAAAAAGAGAAAGCTGTAAAAGAGGCTGTTGAAGCTGTAAAGGCTGATATGCAGGAACGTGCGGAGCTTGAAGAAACCGCAAAAATTGCTAAGGTTGAAAAAACCGATGGCTTAACCAACGCTGAGTTGAAAGCTGGCATTGTTAAAGCTGCTTTCGGCGAAAAATTTAAACTTGACGGTGCATCTGATGCTTATCTTGACGGTGCATATTCTGCTGCTAAAGAGATGCTTCGCAATGATAACGCAAAAAATCAAGCCGTAAAAGCTAAAGGCGGTGCTGAAAAGCAAGAAGCTAAGAATGATTCTGCTAACGATGCACGTAGCCGCATGATTGCACGTATGCGCGGCGAAGAATAAGAAAGAGGTGAATACAATGGCAATTACTAATTATGCATTAACCATGGACAAAGCTTTTGCTGGTGCACTGTATGATTTGTCCTCTCATACTGTAGATTCCTTTGCTGTTGAAGAAGCTGACGGTATTGGTGTCGCTGCTGCCGTTATCCGTGGCACTGACGCAGAACATCAGGTGAAATCTCCGTCCGCATCCGGTGACGGTGCAAAAGTTATCGGCGTAACTCTGCATACTCATATTGAGCCGCCTGAAGTTGGCAAGAAGTATTATCCTCAAAACTACACTGTTCCTGTTGTAACTAAAGGTCGTGTATGGGTAACTACCGGAGGTGCGGTTAACGCTGGTGATGAAGCTCATCTGAAACTTGCTGACGGTACTTTTGTTAAAGATACTGTTGCTGCTGGCACTATTGAAGCTCTTGGCTGCGGTGCTAAATTTATTACTTCATGCGATAAAGCGGGCTTGGCTGTTATCGAAATTGGTTAATTAGAAAAGAAGAGGTGAAATAGTAATGACTCAAATGCACTATGATGAATTAGACCTGAATGTTATTGAGCGTTGCGACGGCTTGCGTAAAGACGCAGGCGATACTATTTTTGTCGCAAAAGAACTCGAAGCTGTAAAGGCAAAAACCTATGACCAGAAATTCGCTAATCTGAATGCGCTGAAACTGTTTGATATGTCCTCTGACGTTGACCCCGGCGCTGACACTATCAGCTATCAGTCCTTGGGTTCTGTCGGCATGGCAAAGACTATCGCCAACTATGCAACCGACTTTACCCGTGTAGATGTGCTGGCCGAAGAACACATTGCTAAAGTTATTGCTGGCGGTGCAGCATACGGCTATACCATGCAGGACTTGCGCCGTGCTGCTATGGCAAGAAAGCCGCTGACTGCTCGCAAGGCTATTGCTGTTCGCCGTGCTCTTGACGAATATATTAACCGCATTGCTTTTCATGGTGATGCTAAATATGGTGTTGTTGGTATCCTGGACAATCCGAACATTGGTAACTATACCGTTCCCGGTGACGGCTCCGGTTCTTCTACTAAATTCAAAGATAAAACCGCTGTTCAGATTCTGCGTGATATGAATGGCATTATTAATTCTGTTAGCAAGCAGACTAATGACGTAGAAAATCCTAATACCTTGGTACTGCCGCCGGATCAATACAACTACATTGCTTCCACACCTTATTCTGATGTAGTCGCAGATTCCATCCTGTCTGTGTTTAAACGCAATAACCCGGATGTAACTGTATTGAAAGCCAATGAGCTGGCTGGCACAGGTGTAGGCGGCTTGGATATGATGATTGCATACGTTAAGGACGCAGACCATCAAACCTTGGAAGTTCCGTTGCCGTTCACTCAGCACACTATTCAGCAAAAAGGCTTGGAATTTGAAGTTCCCTGCGAGGTTCGTACCGCTGGCGTGTTGATTTACTATCCGCTGTCCATGAACAAGGCTTCTGGCATCTAATCTGACTATATACTGCCCTTTCGCATGAGAGGGCATTTTCTTTTTTAGGAGGAAAGTGAATGAAAGTTAAAAACATCTCTAAAGCTGTAATTAATATCGACGGTAAATATATCATGCCTGATCAGTGCGGCATCGTTGGTGATGAATGGGGCGAAAACATTATTGTAAAAGCCTACATCAAAGAACAAATGATTACTGTTGAGAAAGGCAATGCTAAAGAAGCAAATGTTGATGATATGGCAGCAGACCTTGCAGGACTGTCCGCTGAATCCAGCAAGCGTTCTTTGACTGCTTTCGCTAAGAAATACAATATTAATGTAGAGGGCGCAGAAACCGCAGAAGATATTTATTCCGTTATTTTTGCTTTTGTAAACATGGCAAAGAAAAATGTTAACGGAAACTAAAGATAAAATAAAGCAAGCTTTTTCTGTAATCTGCCCCGAGCTGATTCTTACTGATGAAGAATTAGAAGTCTACATTAATCTTGTTTCGCCTATGCTGTCAGAAAGTGTTTTTGGCAATATGTATATAACAGCATTTGTTTATCTCATGGCGCATCACGTTGTCCTGCGTCAGCTTATTGCGCAGTATGGAGAAAACGGCTCATCTGATGTTGGGATTACAGGCTCTGTAACGTCGGAAAAAGAAGGTGACTTGCAACGTTCATATGGTGACAAGTCAGCTTCTTTCGATATGTTGGACAAGACGTACTATGGCATTGAATTTAAACGTCTGCGCTCCATGTGCGTTGTTCCGATAGTAACAAGACTGGATAATGCGTTATGAGTAGAGTAGAGGATAAAGATTTAGGTTTAAACCGTATCATACGAACGCTAAACAAAGACCTGGACGGCGTTGTGGTTAAGGTTGGTGTACAAGCTAAGGATAAAGCTGTAAGGCGAGGAAAAGGCGGTAGCATTCGTAACACAGACCAGCCGTTGGCTGTTATTGCAGCGATACATGAATTTGGACTGGGCGATATGCCGCAACGCTCGTTCCTGCGTTCTGCGTATGATGAAAATCTGCCCATGATTGACAAAATGATTCAACGTGTTGCCAACGGTGCTGTTTTTGGATTAGGAACAAACGCTGCTCTTAATCAGCTGGGCAATGTTGTTCAAGGTATGGTTCAAAGAAAAATCGTCGACGGACCGTTTGTCCCGAACTCTCCTGCTACAATAAAGCGCAAGAAAAGTTCTAAACCATTAATTGATACCGGGCATCTGCGACAATCAATCCGCTATGTCATTGAAAGAAAAGGTGGTAATCATGAGTAGTTTTCGCAAGCTGATAACTGTTCTGCGTTACAATGGCAGTCCTGAACTGCTTGCCAACGGAACCTATATGTATCCTACACCACAAGAATTTAAAGTGTTAGCCAGTGTGCAGCCGCTTAAAGCTAATGAAATGATGTTACTTCCTGAAGGTAGCAGGACGGCTAGAGCGGTAAAAGTCTATACCGACAAGGAATTTTATGTTGATGACCAACGAACAAATACAATGGCTGACCGCTTTAAATGGCGTGAAAAGCTTTTTGAAGTAGTTGCCAGCGATATTTTTCAAAGTGATGTTATTAACCATTACCGTGCATATGCAGTAGAGGTGAGCGAATTTTGAAAGAAGCTAATACTCGTACTGACGTATTGAATTTTTTTATTTCAGTATTGCAAAAAATATATTATCCGATTCCGATTCGCAGAGCAAAAATGAAACCTCCGGCGGTGAGTGAACTAAATATTGTCGTTGACCTTCTGTCTGAACGCAGTATAGGTAACGAGGTTGTGTTTTTAGCTGAAACAGAACAGTACAGCAATGCAGGTATCGTTGAAGCTACGTTAAACATACAAGCTCTTGGCGATGGTGCTGTTGAACTTCTGTCGAAGCTTAAACTTTACCTTGAAATGCCTGATATGATTAATCTGTATGATTCTGCAAATGTGGCTATAAACAGTGTCGAGCAAGTGCAAGACATTACAACATTATTGGATGGCAGAACGTGGCAGGAACGAGCATCGGTTGATTTGACTATTTCGTACTGCCGTGAGCTGCTTAACCAGGGGGCAGAATGGTTCAACAAATTAGAAATAAACGGCACTACGAATAACGGCAAGGATAACAACGAACATCCTGCTGACGGCGATACCATTGTAAAAGTTGAAATCATGGGAGAATTAGAAAATTAAGGAGATGAAAATATGGCAAATATCGACAGATTAGTCAATGTGCAGATTGCTTTAAACACCACAGGTATTTCGTCCAATGGCTTTAATACACTTATGATTGTATCTGCACATGAGCACGCTGCTCCGGCGTATGTATTGACCATTACGGACGCTGACCAGCTTTTAGATTTAGGTTGGAATGCTGAGGATGCTGTGTATAAAGCTGCATTACAGGCTTTCAGCCAGATTCCGCATTATGAAAAGGTTAAAATCGGTAGAATGAACTCTGATAGCTCCGTTGCTGATAATATGAATAAGATTTGTGCTGCTGACAATGATTGGTATGGCTTGTGCTATGCTGACCGCACATCTGCCAAAATTATGGAAATGGCAGAATGGGTTGAAGCTCATACAAAACTGTATGGCACATCTGTTGCCGAAGCTGATGCATTGCAAGCTGGCGTTGCAACAGATACAGGCAGCAAACTGAAAGCGAAAAATTATTATCGCACTTTTATTTTTTATCATAAGGAAGCAGAAAAGGAATTTCCTGAAGCCGCTGTAATGTCCAGATGCTTTACTGTATATCCCGGTGGTGAAACATGGGCAAATAAAAAGCTTTCCGGCATTACAAACGATGATTTAACCGAAACAGAATATCTTGCATTGACTGCCAAAAACTACAACACCTTTGAAAACTTCTCGGAGAATGTCAGCATTACTCAAAATGGCAAGACTTGTGCTGGTGAATGGATTGACGTTATCCGTTTCCGTGACTGGCTCGTCGAAACTATTAAAACCGAAGAATTTGCAATGCTTATTAATCGTGAGAAATTGCCGTACACTGATGCTGGCATTGCGCTTGTCGAAGGTGTGCTGAACAAAGTGTTAAAGCTTGGTCAAGACCGTGGCGGTATCGCTTCGACTGAATATGATGATGATGGCAATAGAAATCTTGGCTACACCATTACAGTTCCTAAAGCTGCTAATATTAGCGCGAACAAGAAAGCGCAAAGAGTTCTTGACGATGTAAAGTTTACTGCTCGTCTGGCAGGTGCTATCCATGCTGTCAACATTAAAGGTTCTTTGACATATGAGAATCTTATTCAGAAAGCTTAAAGGAGGGTAACAAATGGCAAGAGTAAAAACATACGACCCGAAGAAAGTTAAGGTACTGTTCGGCTCTCTTATCTTAACAGGCGTTGACGAAGGTACTTTTATTAATATCGAAACGCAAGGTGACGGAATTTCCGCTATTGTCGGCTGTGACCAGGAAATTGTCCGCAGTATTGACCCGTCCTCTGTCTTAAAGCAAATCACTGTTACTCTGTTGCAGTCCAGCTCCAGCAATGCAGCATTAAGCTTGATTCAAGATGCAGACAATCAAAACGGCGCTGGCTTGCTGCCGTTAACTATTAAAGATTTGAGCGGTGACAGCGTTATGGTTAGTGATCAGGCATGGATTGTCAAGAAACCTAATTTCCAACGTGGTAAATCTGCTTCTGACGGAAAATGTGAGTGGGTTTTTATGGCTGTTGTTCCCGATGAAGCATTTTTAGTTGGCGGTCACAGCTAAGAGGTAAAAAATGAGACAAGCAAAGTTTGAAGTAAAGAACAGAAAAATCGGTGCGAACACCTTTTATGTTCGTGCTCTTCCACCGTTGCAAGGCTTGAAACTGTATGGTGACTTACAGAAAGCTATTACTGCCGCTTTAAAAGGCGGCTTAACATCTAACGGCGAAACGGAAGATATGAAAGAAGTATTGTTAGGTGCTCAAATCAATATCGGTGCTATCCTTGCGCAGTTAGGTGAAAGCTTTAATGGTGAAGTGCTGGCACAGTTCTCTGAACGTCTGCTTGATGCTGAATATGTCAGCGTTAAGATTAAGGGTGAAGAAGAAGCTATTATGCTTACAGAAGATGTTATCAATGAGCTTTTTACTGGCAAGCTTGTTGAATTGCTTAAACTTGAAAAATTTATTATTGAGGTAAATTTTGGAGATTTTTTCGCTTTAATTCCCAACCTCTCTGGAGTCCGCGAGATGTTGGTGAGCAAGTAGAAATTCCCGGCACCTTATCACCAACGCTAACCGCTGAATCTTTTATTTGGCGGCCAGTGTTGGCTAAGGTAGTTACTGTTACGGAGATAAAAGAAGGTACTGTTACATTAAGCGATTTATGTAAAATAAACGCTCTGCTTGACATGCAGAGTGATGTACAAAGATATTATCTTGACCACCCTAAAAAGAAAGGAGCTGATGCGCCGTGGACGTAAGAAGTTTAGCTATTGCGATTGGCTTCAAAGTAAATAACTCAAATGTTAAGCAAGTAGAGCAGACAACCAAAAAAGTTAAAACAGGCCTTGAACGTGTTGGCGATTCTGCTGATAAAGCTGGCAATAAAGTAGACAGTTTGTTTTCGAAGTTAAGCGGTCTTGCTATGTTCGCTGGCGTTTCGCTAACTCTTGGAAGTATCGTTAAAACGATTGACGAATGGAAGGTTATTGAAGGTCAGGTAAATAACGTAACCAAAAGCCAGCAGGAATCAAAAGCTGTTCAGAAAGAAATTTACAACATTGCCAGCCGTACTCGTCAGCAATACGGTTCTACCGCCGAGCTTTTTACTTCTGTTGCACGTAATGCGCAGGAGTTAAAGAAAAGCACAAAAGACATCCTGCTGTTTACCGAGGATGTTTCAAACGCAATGCTGCTCGGTGGCGGTTCTGCTGCATCCCAGGAAGCTGCGCTTGTACAGTTAGGTCAGGCGTTGGGTTCTGGCACATTACGTGGTGATGAATTGAACTCCATTATGGAGCAAGCACCTAGACTTGCCAAAGCTATTGCCGAAGGCATGGGCACTACAATCGGACAGTTAAGGCAGATGGGCAGTGAAGGCAAATTAACTGCACAGGATGTTTTTAATGCTATTCGCGGACAATCTGACCGCTTAAAAATGGAGTTAGGTAAAATGCCTTGGACAGTTGGCCAGGCAACAAACAAGATGCAAAATGCGCTTGGAAAGTTTTTCAAAGAATTTGAGGATAAGACGGGCATAGTTGATGGCATAGCGAAACGCATGGCAAAATTTGCAGACTACATCGAGAACATTAACCTTGATAACTTTATTTCTGGGTTGCAAATTGCAGCGATTTATGCAGGCATTCTTTTCGGCATGGCAAAATGGAGCAGTTTTGTAATGATGCTCGGAACTGCTGTGAAGTGGATTGTTGCTATACGAGATGCTTTATTCTTGGCAACCGGGGCGCAAATAGCATTCAACAGCCAAACACGAAGGGGAGCGGCTATGCAGATGCTGTTAATGGGTAAATTCCTTCTGATTGCAGCTGCGATTGCTCTTGTTGTTTTGCTTATACAGGATTTTTATAAGTGGGTAACTGACCCGAAGGCAGACACCATGATGAAACGCTGGTTTGGAGATTTTGAACCTATAAAAAATAAATTCATAGACTTTAAAGACAGTGTTATTCAATGGTTTAGCGATATTGGAACAGCTATCGCTTTTGTGCCTAAGCTTATCTATGAGTTATTTAAATTGGCGTTTGAAGGCATTTGGAGTTTAACTTCTTGGCTGTGGGAAGGAATAGGCAATGCTTTTGTTTCCGGACTTGCTGCAATAGGCTATGTTATAGCTGGAGTTATTATGCTGTTTGTTAACGCTTTCAAGTTTATACAAGATAGTTTGACAGTTTTGGCCACATTCTTTGCTGATACCATAAATTCGGGATGGCAGCTAATAACCGGCTTCTTTGACAATATGATTAAATGGGTAAAAGACGCTATTAAGTGGGTTGACAACTTAATCAACAAGCTGAACATCATGCAAGGCGTGAAAGATTTTGTGAACAGCAATATTATTGACCCTATTTCTAATTTTGGCAGCACTGCCGTAAACCGCTTGTTAGGCAATCCGACTACTACAAACACTTCATCTAGTATTTCCAATAGTGGTAACACGACGAATTATATCCAGGTTACAACTGCTAGCACTTCCCCGGAAGCAACAGCAGCTGCGGTAGGCAATGTTGTTAGTCGCAATAACGGCTGGCCAGTTGCTAACTACTTTCCTTTAAGCGAGGTATAGTAATATGCTTGCAGATATTTTAGGATACAACATTAAAAATCCTACGCAGGTTGGTTCTTTAAAGGTTGATATAGTAAAATCTTTTGAATACACCTATGATCAGGATGTAACAGGACACCCGGTAGAAACAGGTTTTGAAATTGCGGACCATATTGTCAACAAGCCTTTGAAACTGACAATGACCGTCGGCATTTCGTCTACTCCTGTAACGTGGTTCTATAAGAACGGCTGGGGAGAAAAGAAATTTGCTAACGGTTTGCAGCTTTTAGAGGAAATCAGAGATAAGAAAGAGCCTGTAACAATCATTCGTCCTGAAAAGAAGTATGACAACATGGTTATGACATCTTGCCGGGTGAGCAAGCAGGATTCGTCAAAAAGCATTATTTATGCTGACTTAGCTTTTCAGCAGATTGTTAAGGTAACAACGCAGACAACAACGATACCGGAGAATGTCGTTACTGCGTCGCAGGAAGAAAATGCAGGAGAAACAGCGGCGAACGCAGGCGCAGCAAAAACATCTTCTGTTGACGTTGGCGGAGGTTCTGCTAACATTCCTGGCAGTAACAGTTCTGGTGGTATTAGTGATTCTCTAGGAAGCGAAACCTCAACAAATAAAAGCTGGCTTGCTGGTGGGGTAGATAATATTAAAAGCGGATTAGGCTTGCTGTTTTAGGAGGTAACATGATTACGATTAATTTTGCCGATGGCAATGATGTTGTTTTTAGCGTTCCTTTTGACGGCAAGAAATATAAAGTAAGAATGTGCTGGAATCATGAAGGGCAATTCTGGGCATTGCATCTTTGGGACGCTAATAACAATGTAATTCTTGCTAACGCTTGCGTTGTGCCGAAATTCCCCTTGTTGATGAATCATCATAAAAGTAATGCTCCGAGGGGAGAATTACTTGTCTTAACAGACAAAGAAAGTGTCGGCAGAGATGATTTTCAAAGCGGAGCAGCGACACTCGTGTATTGCACGGAAGATGAATTTTATGGAGGTTAGCTATGGCACAATTTGACCGCATCTATAAAATTACTCTAGGCGTACAAGGTTCTGACGGCGTTGTTATTGAAGCAAAGGCGAAAGAACAGGGATTAGAGATTGAGTTCGACATTGCAAAAAGTCTTGCTAAGCAAAGCAATTCCTGTTCACTGAAAATTTATAACTTGTCAAAAGCGACAGCCGATAAATTGGAAAGAGCAGATACAATCTGCATCCTTGAAGTGGGGTACAGCGAGGACGCTGGATTAAAGAGAATTTTCATCGGCTGGGTAACTGACTGTTATTCCTACATGAGCGGTTCTGACAAAGTAACAGAGATGAAGCTTTATGATGGGCACGTTGCTATCCGTGATAGTATCGTGTCCTTGTCTTACGCTAAAGATGTTAGCAGGAAGAAAGCTATTGACGATGTTGCAGCAGATATGGGACTTGTAGTAACGTATGCTGATGATTGTGAGTTTACGACTTTTGCGAATGGGTTTTCTTTTGTTGGTGCAGGACGCGAATGTCTGGATAAAGTGTGTGCTGGCACTGATTTGGAATGGAGCATCCAAAACAACACTTTGCAGATTATTAAGCAAGGCGGTAACACTAATGTGCAAGCTATAAAGCTTACTCCTGAAAGCGGATTAATTGGTTTTGTTGAAAAACTTCTTAAAGGTCCGACAAAAGCAGCAAAACAAACAACAAGCAAAAAGACTACACAACCTAAAAGGGATAAAAAAGCAGGCTGGAATGTTAAGTGCCTTTTACAGCCTGTATTAAACCCAGGAGATTTGGTCTACATTGATTCACAGGAAGTAAAAGGCTGGTTCAAAATAGAAAGTTTAAAGCATAACGGCTCGTATAGCGGACAGAATTGGTATACGGAGCTTGAAGTGTATGAGATTGTACCGAAGGAGTGATTATGTATGAGCCTTGATGCAACAGCGGACACGCTAGAGGGATTAGAAAATCTTATGAAGCAGAAAATAGGCAATATTCACACCTGCTTGCCAGGTACGATTTTGTCTTTCGATGCTGCAACCTGCCTTGCCAGTGTAAAGGCAACGCTAAAGAAATACACCTCCGATGGCAGAGTTCTTGAATACCCGGTTATTGACGGTGTTCCTGTTTTTATGCCACACGCAGGAGCGGCTCAGATTACATATCCTGTAAAGTCTGGTGATGGTTGCTTAATTGTTTTTTCTGAACGTAGCATTGATGAATGGCTTGGTGCTGGAACCGATGATAACCATGATCCTCGACAATATGATTTGACTGACGGCTTCTGTTTTGTTGGAATGATGCCGTCACAGTCAATATCTGCCGAAAATGTTGAAGTTATTAACGGCGGTACGAAAATAAGCCTTACACCTGGCAACACGATTAATGTTGTCGGAAATATTAATGTTCAAGGTTCGATAACGTGCAGCGGTGATGTGCTTGGCGGTGGTATTAGTCTTATCGGACATACTCATACAGCTCCGCATGGTGAAACAAGTTCGTCGCATTGAGGTAAAAAATAATGAAAAAAGAAGAAGTTATAATAGCCTATAAAAAGCAAAAAGCTGCTTGCATTGCGGCGTTTCCTACACTAACAAGCTCATGGACGTATTTTGTCCAGCTTGAAAAAGCTATTGATAGTTATTTCAGCAATGCTGATAGTGTATCTGATTCTGTTCGTGCTGTTATTCGTGGTGCTTATGTATCACAGACAAAAGCGGCATTGAAGTGCAAAGATGATGAAAAGTATGGCATTAAATACAATGCTGATGTAGGCAGTATTGATTTAACGCCGTATTGGTATGCGTGGGAATGGCTAAAAGAAAATCTTGCCGATAAAATCAAATATACTACATCTGAAGTATCGGCACAGGCAGCAGGCAGTGCTGGCGAAAAGATTATTGATGCTGAACAGCCGGAGCTTGATACTGTTATCAAAGATATTTTAACAGCTAGGGTTACTGAAGCTGCGCAGATTAATGATTATGCGGAATCGTTTTGGCAAGGTAACAGCAAAATGGATTTCATTTGCCTTGTAGAGGATAGAGGTAATGTTGTAAAAACACCCAACAAGAAAGCAATTATTGAAAAGCTTTATCTTGATTGTGGTCTGCTTGCACAAATTCAAGAGAACGGATTGGATATATATGTTCCTAGTTATTTAGGAGGTGATGCAAGTGCTTGATTTAGCTTTAAACGCAAAGACACATGACCTTGCACTTAATGGTGATGTGCTATTTATCGACAATGTTGAGCGTGTAGCGCAGCAGATAAAAATTCAGCTTCTTACGTTCCTTGGGGAGTGGTTTTTGGACGTTACGCATGGCGTACCTTATCTTGATTATGTGCTTGTCAAAAATCCAAACTTCACGCTAATCAGAGAGCTTTTCCGTGAGCAAATTTTAAAAGTTGACGGAGTAAGCAATTTAGTGAGCATTGATATTGATTTTGAATCTACTACACGAAAAATGTTATTAAGTTATGAAGCAGAAACTGAATACGGCATGATTGTAAGGAAGGAGGTTTTAGGCTATGGAGTACGGAGTAACAGTTAACGGTTTTGTCAGAAAGCGTTTGCCGGAGATTCGTGAGGATATTTTTAAAAGCTTGGAGCAAAATTTAGGCTCAACAGTTAGCCGTCAACCTAACAGCATGATAGGCGTTCTCGTTGGCGTGTATGCTGCTGAACTTGACCGAATGTGGCAACTTTTAGAGCGTGATTATTATGACCGCTCGCCGATTAGTGCCAGCGAAGGCAGCTTAGATAATACGCTTGCTTACACCAATGTGCAGCGCAAGAAAGCTCAGGCAAGCTATCTCTATGCTGTATGTTATGGACGCGGCGGAATGGTTCTTCCTGCTAACTGCCAGATTAAAGATGTTTCCGGCTACAAATGGAATATCATTGAAGAAAGTACAATCACTCTTAATGACTGTGTACATGTAACGCTAGAAGTTGAAACGCCAACTAAAGGGAAGGTTTACAGTGTGCAGTTTGATAATGATGCAGTTATAAAATACGCAGCACAGGAAAATGATACTGCGTTGATTGTCGCTGTTGCCTTGGCTTCTCAGAGTGTTCCTAAATGGCAAGGCAGTATTGTTGAAGGCAAATTGGTTTTTGAACGCACAGACAGGCGATATGGAGCTGTCGTTGTGCCTAACGAATCATTTGTGGTTACGCAGGTCGGCAGTCCTATTCGTTTTGATTGTGAGGAATACGGAGAAATTGAACCTTTGTTAAACAGCGTAAATTATATTAACACAAATTATGACGGCTGGTTTTCTGTTAGCAACGAATCTGAAACATATGTAGGCCGCGACTATGAAACAGCATCAGAAGTCCGTCAGCGTTATGCGTCTGCTGTGTTCAGAAACAGCATAGGAATGAAAGAAAGTATTAAGGCTGCATTACTTGAATTGCAGGATGTTACCAGCGTAACTATTTATGAAAACCGCACTGATGAAACAGTTGATGGCTTAAAACCTCATTCTTTCCAGGCTATTGTTTTCGGTGGTGATGAAGAAGCTATTGCTCGCACTATCTTAAATGTTGCACCTTTAGGCATTGATACAAACGGCGATATTTGCGTTCGCATTGAGGATAGCGAAGGTGCATCGCAAGATGTATGCTTTAGCCGTCCGCACGAGGTACAGATTTATGTCAAGGTTATCATCAAAGAATATAACGAAGAAATTTTACCAGGTGACACAATCGATAAAATTAAAAATATCGTTGTTGAACAGATTAGCAAACTGTCGATGGGCAATGATGTTATTTATCAGCGTTTGCTTGGTCCTATTTACAGCGGCGTTGACGGCATTAGCTATATCGAGTGCAGTGTGTCTAAAGATGGTCAGACGTATAAACAGGAAAATATTTCGATTGAACGTAATGAGCTGGCAGTAACAAAGCTTGCTAATGTTGCTGTAGCCTTGGAGTTATGATTATGACTACAAGCGAAAGAATGTATAACCATCTGTTAAGTCAATTTCGTAACAAGCCTAACATTAAAGCTTTTCTTAATGCCGTCGGAAACGAACTCGATAGCATAGATAAAGTAAGGGAGCAGATAAGGACGCAGATATGGCCAGATACGGCAGTCGGTAAGCAGCTTGATATTTGCGGTGAAGTTGCTGATATTTCTCGCCGTGTTGAAAATGCTATTGCAATGGATTTTTTCGGTTTTCCTGATCATGGCAACATGGGATTCGGACAAGCTCCGTTCCGCAGGATGTACGATAACTATTTAACGTCCAGTAATTTAAACGACCGTTATTATCGTCTTGCCGTTAACTCAAAGATTGAGAAAAATACAACTGACTGCTCTCGTGTCAGTACTATCCATAGCATAAAGAATGTTTTTAACGTTCAACGTATTTCCGCTGTAAATGCCGGAAATGCCAAAATGCGCATAGGAATAGGGCGTTTAGTAACAAACCAAGAAAGCCGTTTGATTGATGCACTGAACCTTATTATCCGTGGCGCAGGTATTGGCGTGATTTATGTCTATTCTTTTGATGCTACAAATACGTTCGGGTTTAGTAGAAGCGGAGAAAATCCCTATAGGTTTAAAGGTTTTAATCAAGGAAAATTCGCAAGGATTATAAAAGTGAAAGGGGGACTTGTTGAATAATGGTAATGAAACAGCCTACTTTTGATTTGATTTTTGGTAGTAGTGCAAGCATTGGTGAGATGATTGATTCTTGGCCTGAGCTTGATTACCTGCGTGGTTGGGGTTATCTTGACAAAGGAGAAGCGCCGCCGCTTGAATACTTTAATAAATTGCAAAATGTTAGCGATTTAAAAAGCCAGTACCTTTTTAACAGTTTAAACATCCGGAAGAACAATACATCTTATGCAAATGGCGACATCGTATTGTCACCCAACTTGCCTAAAAGTGTTGTCTTAGCTTGTATTGTTGGTGGTGATACTGCTGTAAGTGAACCGGATTTTAGCAGAGCTACAATCGGTGCAACTTATGTAGACGGTTCGGTAGCTTGGGAAGTTATTCCACGAGCTTATAGGTTACAGACAGCAACAAATGTTGAAATTCAGAATGTAATTACAAAGGAGCTGGCATAATGGCTAACTTGCAAAAATTAATTGATCTTGACGGATTAAGCTATTTTTTAGGACAGATTAAAGCTAAATTTGTTCGTTCCGTAAATAATATAAAGCCTGATTCTAGTGGAAATATTAATATCGCTAATATGACAGGCGCAACATATAACAGTTCCGGTAAAGCAGGACTTGCGCCAATTCCGGCAGCAGGAAAGCAGGATATGGCGTTATGCGGCGATGCTACATATAAAGTTCTTCCTATTTCTGGTGGAGGTACAGGACAAACTACCGTTGCTGGTGTTCGTTATGTTTTGGGTTTAGGTAATACAAACGGAGCGTTGCCTATTGCTAATGGTGGCACAGGGGCTACAACTGCCGAAGCTGCAAGGCGAAATCTTGGCATTGATAGTATAGGCGTAAAATTGGTTATTTACACTTAATTAGGGGTGATAGCGGTGTTTTTAATGTTAGTATCACCGACACAAATGGTAACCCTGTTGAGCTTACAGATGATGATAGAGTTTATAGCTAAGGGATGAGGTTAAGATGAGATATAAGATAATGGTCAACGGCACTGCGTATAAAGCGCGATACGCCAACGGCAGCTATTTGCCAGATATCTCTAAATCGGGATATGCGTTCCTTGCCGTCTATTACGATAACAATCTGATGGCGACAGGTGAGCGTATCACTGTTGACGGCACCGTATATACCGTCACCTATGGCGTTACCGTCGCTATACGCGGCGAGGCAGGTACAAGCAAAGTGCTGTCGGTAACATATAACGGTGTTACTAATACCGTCCCGGTAACCTTTGACGGTGGGACGTACAACGTCACCTTTACGTCAAGCACAAAACGCCGGAGCTTCGCGGCTGAGGTTACTCCTGCCGATACGTATGCGTATATTGACGTTTCCGACTGCGCAACAGGCACGTGGACGTATACAATCACGACCAACAGCGCATCCAAAGAGGGGTCGTTCAGCATCCCGTTACCAAACGCCAAGAAGCAGGAGCTTATCTTGGGCGAGTTTGGCGGCGTAGCAACGCTGACATATAAGATCAGCTCCGGCGGCACAAGTAATTTAACGTCTTTGCAGCACAGCAGCAGTGACCCGACAACAACGATTACAGCACAAATTATGTAGTAGGAGGTAAAAAATGGCACAATCAACAACAAATCTGGGAAAAATCCACGTTTTCCCGAGTGAATCACTATACAATCAATTTAAGGATGTTATAGCATCCAACGATTTGGCGCTGCTTAAAGATGACGGCGCATACATCGTCGCAGCCAACCTTGCGCAGAACGGTTATGTAAAATTTAGTAACGGGCTAATTCTGCAGTGGGGAACTAACCAGCCATCGCCGATTACATTCCCGGTAAGATTTCCATCAAGATGTCTTAACGTTGTGCCCCAGCTACAAGCTTCCGGCGACGGTGGTAACATGAGCAAAAACAGGGTATGTGTTACCGATTTAACCGCTAGCGGTTTTGCTTTAGAGTATCCGCAAAGCACCTATAATTACATAGCTATTGGCGTATAAATTATCGGCCAATGGCCAACCACCATGCGCCATCCATAATCACACCGGAATGCTCTACGTTGAAAAGCACAGACATTCGATTGTTGGAGTAACTAACGATATATGGGCCCGTGCCTACATCAGACCTTGCATTAGTCATGTGAAGTTGCGTACTGATTGCGTAAATTGTTTTGGTAAACGATATCGGAAAAACCGCAACTTTAGGAGTGTCAGAACGGACGTTGTTATGACTAACATATCCCCACTGCAGATCTAAAACCGCCCCCAAAGGGCGTAGAAAGGACAAAATTATGAATGATAAACGCATAAACCAATATCTTATCCTGCCTGAAAACGGGCAGAGAAAAGACACAAAGCTTGCTGTTGAGCACAGCGAAGAACAAATCACTGAACTACTTAAACAAGGCTATGTAATCGTTAATCAGGCTGATTTTAATAAGCTGATTGGCAATGCTGACGGCGAGTACCTCATTGCTGATGACGGCAGCGTATACGCAAAGCCAGCACCTACCGACGCAGAGCTGTTGACAGCTGCCAAGCAACAAAAACTCGCAGAAATCAGCCAATGGACAGCAAACAACATTACGGGCGGTTTTGTCAGTAGCGCCAGCGGCGTGCCTGTACGCTATGATAGCGACGTAGATACGCAGCTGACCATGCAAGGTATTGCCCTTAACGTAAATTCGGAACAGTTTACCGAAAAATATCCTAACGGCTGCCCGGTGCGTGGCTATAAAGACGGAGAAGAAGAAAAGAGAATTCAATATCTTAATGCCAGCCAGGTATTACAGTGGATGGCTGACCTAAGCATACATATAGGAGATTGTAAACAAGCAGGCTGGAAAAAACAGGCTGAAGTAGAAGCTTGCAAAACTGTTTTTGAACTCAACAATATAGAATTGTAAGAGGTGATAGCGGTGTTTAAAGTTGATGACAACAACATCAGAATGATTAGAGGTGATAGCGGTGTTTTTAACATTAGCATCACCGATATTAACGGCAGGAATATTGAGCTAACTGACAGCGATGTGTTAACATTTACGCTTCGTCGCACAGCACGTAACCCGACTATCGTTCTGCAAAAAGTTATCGTTAATGGTGAGCTTGATATTAAGCCAGCAGATACTGAAGGGTTAGCGTTTGGAGCTTATGTATATGACATTGAGCTTCGCCGTGCTGATGGCTACGTTGATACAGTTATTCCGCCACATGAGTTCCTCTTAATGGAGGAGGTGACCTACTAATGAGGTTACATGGTACGCTGACGGCTGCGAAAGGTGAGCTGCATGGCAATTTGTCACCGAACAAAGGTAACCTACATGGGATGTTGTCAGCACGGAGTGTCGGTGCTGATATTTATGACGGAGCTTACACGGTACACTCTGAAGCTCATGAAGTGCAGATATTACCGACGGCGAACAAACAATTAACAAAAAATATTACTGTTGAAAAAATTCCATATTTTGAAACATCCAATTTATCCGATGGAATCACGGCATACATAGGAAGCGAGGTCGAAGTAAATTATGGCTGAAAAAAATATCTCTAAGGTAGTGTATGGAGGAAAAACATTAATCGACTTAACCGCCGATACTGTTACAGCAGATAAGATATTGAGCACATATACTGCTCACGATAAAAGTGGTGCGCCGATTGTAGGCACGTGCACTTTTAACGCCGATACATCCGACGCGACAGCGGCAGGTGCGGAAATCCTCAGCGGAAAGACAGCTTATGTCAACGGCGTAAAAATCACAGGCGAGATGAAGAACAATGGCGCTGTTAGCGGTGTGATTAGCAAAAAAGCTGATAGCTACACCGTGCCTATTGGTTACCATGACGGCGCAGGAAAGGTAGCAATCAGTACCACGTAGCAGGCTAAAATTATTGCTACTAACATCCGTGCAGGCGTGTCGATTTTAGGTGTAACTGGTACAATGAGCGGCACGGAGAGTGCCAAGGCGCAGGCTAAGACCGCTACCCCTAAGACAACAGCGCAGACTATTTTGCCCGACAGCGCACAGGGATTTAACTATTTGTCGCAAGTTACCGTAGAGCCGATACCCTACAATGAGAGCGACAATCCGCAGGGCGGCAAGACCGTTACCATAGGCTAAGGAGTGAAAAAATGGCAGTGAATAAAGTTATATACGGCGGTAACACCTTGGTAGACCTTACTGGGGATACCGTCACCGCTGCCGATTTGGCAGACGGAGTAAAAGCAACCGGTGCAGACGGCAACCCTATTGTAGGCCTGATGCAAAAGGTTACCATTGATGCTGAGCTGTCGACCACCAGCACAAATCCTGTTCAAAACAAGGTGATCGCCAAGGCAATAGCCAATATGGGCGGCGCAACAGGTAATTACCTGCCATTGACAGGTGGCACAGTCACTGGCGGCATTACAGCGACTAATTTCCAGACAGGTGCAGGCGCAAACAACTACTTCCAATGCCGCAAATTCCGTGGCGAGGGTGACGCTAACTCTTACTATCATGCTATAGATTTTGGCTATTCTGGTCATGATTCTGTCGATTTTTACGAATATGACCCGAATTGGAACTTTTATAAATGCCTAACAGGCACAAAATCTGGAGCGGTTTTAGTCGGCAATATCAATGGAAACGGATGGAATGGTGGCGCACGTTTAAGCGGTACACCGACAGCACCTACTGCAACCGCAGAAACAAATAATACCCAAATTGCTACAACTGCATTTGTACATTCAGCTATCCCTACAAACGTATCATCATTTACTAATGATGCAGGTTATCTGACGCAACATCAATCGTTGGATGGCTATGTCAAGAGTGTTAATGGTACAAAACCTGATTCAAGTGGTAATGTAACTATTAGTGGTGGAAGTCCCGATAGCGGAGTAAGTCTATCAGCGCAGAACGTATGGACTGCGCAGCAGACCTTCGAGGTTGCGTTATTAGAGTTGGAAAAATATACGACCGCCCATGACGTCGGCACGTCTATAACTCTTACCAAGTCGACCGCTCGGTATATTGCAACAGGTAACTTTACATTGGATTTAACAACTATGTCTCATCTGATTAGTGACGGACAGTCGCAAATTATTACTGTTTATATCCAGTCGAGTGCCGACTATAGCTTGACAATAAAAGGTGCAGGAACTTTGAAATATATCGGTGCTGCTTCCGACCTAGCAATCACGAGTGCAGGTTTGCTGCTTAATATTCTTATGATGTCTGACAGCATTAATGGTATTACAAGTATCGTACAAGCATCTAAGTTATCGTAGAGGTGATAATATGGGACTTAATCGTATGTTTATGGGAAGGAAAACTGAAAGTAGTGGAGGAGTCCCCGAGAATGCCTTTGTAATGACCATGGGACAGCAGAGCGGTCAATATGGGTATAGTCGCAATAACGGAAATTATGGCGAGGTTACAGGTGATGTTACGCATGAGGGTAGAGCGGTAACATTGGTGATGTTATCTTATTATGGTGGGTGGCTGGATATTGCCTTCAAAGAAGAAGGCGTAACGAGTGGTAGCCGTAATATCAGCCTTAATATCACACCATTAGAAACAGGTGTTACTGTACCTCTCGCTGTTGGTAAGATAACGCATCAAGGTAGCTTAACAGGCTTCTATACCTACGTGCAACGTGTACCTTCAAATGTGTCCAGCATGTTTGTCGCTGCCAACGTAGGCAAGAAATATAAAATCGAAATTGTGTTTAACTAGGCGGTGATTTGATGAATACAACTTATACATATAAAGAACAGACCTACTCTAGCTTATACGAGCTTTCTGAGGCCTTAGGCAAAGATGGCGTGTTTATCCCGCTGTCTATCAACGACGAAGCCTTAGCAGAATTAGGCGTAACCGTTACATATGAAGAAGAGCCGATTGAAAACGTAAAACAACGAAAAATCTTGATGTTAAAGCGTCAGCGTGACACTGCCGAGGTTGAGCCGATTGAATATGGCGGTCATAGCTTCGACTATGACGACAAAGCGAGAGACCGCATCAATGCAGCTATTATTGCCTTATCTTTACAGGGCGAGGGCGCAAGCATTGATTGGACTACGGCAGATAATCAAGATGTTAAAGTGACAGCTAATGACCTGCGCATGGTTATCGCTGCCGTGGCGGTGCGCTCAAACAAGCTGCATACTACATATCGTATAGCAAAAGAAAAAGTTGAGGAAGCCACTACGGCAACAGATGTAGAAGCCGTGTCGTTTGAAATTTAATTTATAGGAGTGTAGTGAAATGGTGGAACAATCTTTGGATGCTGCGTTAAACTCTATTATTAACGTTATATCCGGTTGCGTAATAACGCTGCTTATTACGATGTACAAACAAAAGAAAAAACAAAATGATGCTTTAAAAGCAGGACTGCAAGCTTTATTACGTGACAGAATTATCCAGGCTTATAATCATTATGTTCAGGATAAAGGTTGGATACCAATCTACGCAAAAGAGAGCATTGATGCCTGCTACAAGAGCTACGAAGCTCTTGGTGACAATGGCGTAATCGATAATCTTATGCAACAAATTAATGAATTGCAGAACTATCCGCCGAAGAACAGAGGTGAAGAAGATGCGTAAATTAATTAACATGTTAAAGAAGAATGATAATGCTTATAGCGTGGGCAGAATCTGTGCCGTTATAGGCTTTGCCGTTTGGGTATTGGTTACTTTATGGCTTGCCTTTTTTGCCAGAACTTGGGGCAACTATGAGAGCTGCACGCTTGGCATGGTGGCACTGCTTCTGGTCCAACTTGGCAATAAAGCTATTGAAACAAGGATGTTTAAGGTAAGAAGTGAGGAACGAAATAATGAGCGATTGGAATAAAAACCTTGCAAAAGAAATTGCAAAAGGACTGATTAACACAGGAATTGAAGGCGGCTATGACAGTGTGGCAAAAAGCACTGCATATGATTATCCGTCAATCGGCGTGAGCCAATGGGAAGGCAACAGGGCTAACGAGCTTTTGAAAGCTATCCCCGGCGGCGCAGAGTATGCAGACCGCACTTATATTGATATTAAGGCAAGCGGCGAACTGCCGATGCTTAAAGAGCTGTTGAGAAGCGACGCAGGGCAACAGGCACAATTAGAACAGTTGTCACGTGACTGCCTGCAATATGTTGAGGTGCTTCAGCAAGTTCCAACGCTCGACGATACACGCTGCTTGATTTATGCTTGCATGTGGTGCCCGACTAGCACTTATGTTGTAAAGCGTTTCTTGGAGAATCGTTTTGATCGTGTCGACCTGCGCAGCCTGGAAGCGTTGAACAAACTGTTTGAAAACTATTATTGGATTGCTGCCGATGTTGGCGAACTGTATAGAGCAGGTTATGCCAACAGAGCACGTATTACTTATGAGTATGTTGCTGGTATCGACCTTACTACTCCTTATGGTATTCCTGCATATGGCAAAGCAGGAAACGGAAGATGATTTAAAGCTCATGCTTTAGATATAGTCACCGACAAGAGGTTTAGTTATTCTCTCCTATACGTGTAGCATTTTCTGGTAATTTTTGCGTAATAGTCGGTGACGCATTTATAATGATTGGAGGTGATACAATGGAAGAACTGAAAGCATTTGTTATTGACAAGAAATTTGTTGTTGGTTTAGTTGCAGGCTTTGTACTGGGTGCGTTGCATCATTATTTTGCACTCTAAAATCATTCTGAATATCTATCTTGCAAGTAGGCTATAATTTAACGGTTTTGGGCAAAAATCACACACAAATTACATCGCCTATAAGCGTTTTTAAAATAGTGCCGCTTATGATTTATCGTGGTGGAATCTAAAATCGCTTGTAGGCGAAATTTGTGCGTCTGACGAGGTTTATTATATTTTACAAATATCAGTATTGCTAAGAGGTTATAATGGAGAATGAAAAAACAAGAAAAACTAAAATTGTCGTTGCTTTTGCCGCTGGCGTGTGTGTCGCTTGCGGTATTTTTTATGCCGCTAACTGCTTCGGCTGGTTCACCCCGGTATTCGGACGAAGTGACGGAGTACGTTCTGACGGAGTATCAGTACCAAAAATTAAACAGCAACTTAGCGGAGCTGAAACGAATCAACGAGAATTACAGAAAACTGCTGACGCAATCGAAGGGACAGCTGGGAGCATCAGACAAGAAGCTAGCGGAGCTAGAGAAGAGGTCGGACGAGCTGAACAGTCTTTGTCTGACGCTGAAAATCAAAGTCAAAGAGCAGGAGAGCTTATTGACGAGTGCCAATCAATCCTTAGCGGAGCTAGAAAAAGAGTACAATCTAAAACAGAAGCGCATTAAAAAACAGCGCAATATAGCATACATAATAGCAGGATGCGCACTGTATGCCGCAATGAAGAATTAAAGTGAAACGGAATGTTTGCTTAAATTGTTTAGTGACTGTCTGTTTGCTGATGTGATATAATGTGTTTAATGAACACGTTATATTGAGGTGATAAGATGATGGATAAAGAAACCGTTCAGCAGGAAGTTTTGCCTGCTGGCGTAGTGACAATGTTGTTTGCTGAAAACAAAAGGATTATTGATAAGCAGTTTTATATCATGGCTGGTATGTTGCTTGCCAACATTGGTCTGATTGCACTACTTGCTTATGTACTGAAAAGGTGATTTAATGAAAGAGCTGCTAAAAAGCGCGAGGATATGGATGACAGAAAGCTCGCGCCGCTCATTTTATGCAGTGCTTCACGAAGCGAAGATAACGCCACGACAAACGAAAATCTGTGAAATGAAATTTGTTGATGGTAAAATGAATTACCAAATCGCAATGGAGTTGAACATCTCCACTAAAACTGTTGACATAGAAATAAGCACTGCGTATAAGGCTATTAATCGAGTGCTTTCTAAATGAAGTAATCCCCATTAAGAGAAGTGTAAAAGCTTTTCTTAATGGGGATTATTTTTTTTTGCTCATTTTTGCTGTCTGAATCGTGTCTAAATTATGTCCGAATGCATAGGAGAATGTGTCTTTAGCTTTAGGGATTGTTTTTATTGCTACCACTTAAAATATAGGTGAGGTGATAAAAATGTACGGAAATTATTACAATCCTTATGGAGCTACACAGCAAATGCAACAGAGGTTAGCTAATCTGCAACAGCAACAACAACAAATGTATCAGCAACCAATGCCGACAATGATGCCACCTGCGCAGCCAAATGCTTATCAGCCTGTACAGCAAATCAAAGGCAGACCTGTTACAAGTATTGAAGAAGCACGAGCAGCGCAAGTTGACCTTGACGGAATGAGTACATATTTTCCTGCTCCTGCCGAAGGAAAAATTTATGAAAAGCTTATAGGCATGGACGGCTTGCCGATTTTTAGAGTTTATCAGCTTCAGCAGGACGGTGGTATGCAAGCTCCTGCCTACGCTGACAATAACACAGTGCTGGCATTGCAAAGACGCATTGAAAAGCTCGAAGAACAGATTGGGGGAATGACGAATGATGAACATATTCCAGATGATGCAGATGGTGCAGCAGGCAGGAAATCCAATGGGACTAATGCAACAGTTCGCAGGACAAAATCCACTAATGAGTAGGGCGATGCAGATGGGGCAAGGTAAATCGCCAGAGCAGATGCAAACTCTTGTGAGGAATCTTGCCAAACAAAAAGGCATGAACGATGAACAGCTTAATCAATTTTTAAGTCAATTTGGTTTAAGGCTTCAATAAGCGCGCAATGAAGCTTTAGATAGATTTTTACGGAGGTGAAAAAATCATGGAAGGTGCAAACATTGTCCCTGTAATGGACATGAATCGAAACAATGGTTATGGTGACTGCTGGGGCGGCGGTATGTGGTTTATGTGGATTATCGTTCTTTTCGCTCTTATGGGCGGTTGGGGCGGCAACTGGAATAACCGTGGCAATATGGGTGCAGAAATTTTTGCGAATGGCAGCATGACACGTGATCAGATTGCAGACCAATTTTCCATGCAGGATATTAAAGACGGTATTCGTGGTGTGCAGAATGGCTTATGCGACGGCTTCTACGCTCAGAACAGCACTATGCTGAATGGTTTTAACGGTGTTCAGCGTGACATTATGCAGACTGGTTATCAGCTTGGTAGTGAGATTGCCCAGAATCGTTTCGCTGCTCAACAGTGCTGCTGCGAGCAAAAACAAGCTATTGCTTCTCTTGGCTACGAAACTAACCGCAATATTGACGCAGTACGTTACGAAAATGCACAAAATACTTGCGCTATCGTAAACGCTGTAAAAGAGGACGGCGAAAAGACTAGGGCAATTATGGTAGCTAATCAGATTCAAGATTTGAGAGATAAGCTTGCCGATAGAGATAGGGATTTGCAGACAGCTAATTTCCATTTATCTCAACAGGCACAGAGTGCAACCCTTATCGGTATGCTGAGACCTTACCCGCAGCCCGCTTATCTGACAAATAGCCCATATCAGAGCATTGCTGCTAACGTAGCTGGTGCTTGTGGCTGCGCTTATAATGTAGGCTAAAAATAAGTTATGTGCATTAACTGCACTGTATTAGGGGCGGTGCAAGCCGTCCCTATTGCTTTAAAAAACGATAAAATTTAAAGGTATCAAGAAAATACCTTGATTGCGTAAAGAGGTGAAAATAAATGATTTGCTACGAAAAATCTTCTTTGAACGCTGCGGCTGTTGCTGCTCAGTCTGTTGCAGCTAATGCTTTTGTTAGCTTTCCTATTAATAATCTTCTGACTGGCGTTGCTATTAAGCATCCTGCTGGAAGCTCTAGTGTTAGCCTTATTCGTGGCCTGTACCTTGTCAGTGTAAATGCTGATGTTGTTCCTGCTGCTGCTGGCAATGTTGGCTTACAGCTTCTGAGTACCACGGAAAGCACATCTTCTGTTATTAATGGTGCGGAAAGCATTGTTACTGGCGTTGCTGACACAGCTGTGAATATTTCCTTTACTACGCTGATTCGTGTTCGTCCTTCTTGCTGTGCAGTAAACAACATAACAAGTTTACAGGTACAGGCAACGGCAGCGGCAACAATTAACAGGGCAGCTATTAGCGTGGTTAAGCTTGCGTAAGGAGGTGTGGTTATGCACTCCTATAAAGAGTATTGGAACAAGATTATAGGTGATGATACAAAAGAGAGAGCAATGGAAGAAATTGTTTGCAGTGCATTAGAAAAGCTTAAGATGCATTGCCCAGACCTTTTTTATCGCACGTTGTATGACTTGCACTGCGTAGCCTATGGTCCTCATTTCGATGAAGCACTTGCAAAGCTTGCTGTCAGCAAGATGCAGAACACCGATGGCACTAATGGTGAGCATTGGACGTATGAGCAAACAACTCAGCTTGCAGAACAACATAACATTAAGCATAAAGCTGACTGGTATTATGTGCTGAACATGGTGTACAGTGATTATGGTGCAGCGTTCAGCGGTGATACCGGAACGCTTGTCAAGATTGCCAAAGCTTATATGTGCGACCCTGATGCTCCTAGCGGAAAGGTTCTTGACTTATGGGTAGCTCAAATGAGAGCAAAGGAAAGACAATAA